GCTCATAGGGTGGCCCTTTGACGTGGAGGCTGCTGTTAGTCTTGATGTCAAACTTGGTGAAGCAGTGGAGAGAGCTGAACTAGCTCTTTCTGCTAAGTTGGGGCGCAAGTGTGTAGCGGTAGATAAGTGCAAAGGTGAGTACCCTTTCAAGGAACCCAAGTGGGTCAAGGATGGCTCGTATGCACACCATACTGCTAATTGGTTTGGCATAGAGCCGTTGTTAGGTTTACCAGAGGAGGTGATAGAAGAGCTGAATGAGGAATACGGCGACAACATGGTTGCGAGGCCCATAGCAGGGCCTTATAGTCGTGTTGAGTTCCCTGAACTAAAGCTGTCCTCAGTTGGTGATGTGAAGATCTTCCTCTACAGGAACGGTTGGGAGCCCACCGAGTGGAACTATAAGTTCGAGGAAGGTCGACGCATACAGACATCTCCTAAGATAACCGAGGACAGCATCGAGTTCTTAGGCAAAGACGCGGCACTATATAAGAAGTTTGTGGTTGCAGGTTCTAGGCACTCTATCCTTAAGACGTGGTTGGAAAACGTTGATACTGAAGGTAACCTACACGGTGAGAGTTTTGTGATAGGCACGCCTAGTATGCGCAGCCGTCACAAGATCATCGCAAACATCCCGAGTTCTGATGCCGAATGGGGGCCGGAATTTCGTAAGCTCTTTAGAGGTAAGCCAGGCTGGACACTAGTAGGTTGTGACTCTAAGGGTAACCAAGCGAGAGGTCTGGCATTTTATCTAGGAGACCCTTCTTACATTGATACATTGTTGAATGGCGACATTCACATGTACAACGCTGAGAAGTTGGATGGTGTTTTGGCAACCATGGGAATTCATTGGGGCTGCTACATCGTGGACTCAGGTGACGTAAAGCTGCCTGAACGACTTTTAAGCTTCTTAGCGGACAAAGGGTTGTCTATAAAAGCGTACTTAGACTACCGCAAACCTGACGGCTCACAATATGCGACGGCAGGTCGTGTCACCAAGGCAAAGCGAGGCAGAGCTAAGCGTATCCTTTACGCATTCCTGTTTGGTGCTAGCGGAGGCAAGCTGTGGAGCTACGTCTTTAACACTGTTGACGATGAGCAAGGTAAGCTACTTAAAACAGGGTTCACCAAGGCTGTTCCTGGATTTCAGGACTTGTTGAAGAAGCTCAGAGCGATGTACTCAGCTACTAGGCGTACAGGCGAGGGGTATATCGAAACAGTGGTAGGCAACAAGGTGTACGTGGACTCGTACCACAAGCTCCTAGTATATTTACTTCAGTCATTGGAGAAGATAACTTGTGCTTCGGCATTGATGCTAACGGTGCGTGCTCTAAAGGCTAGGGGTATACCTTATATACCCCTAATCATGTATCATGATGAGTTCAACTTTATGGTCCCAGATGAGTATGCGGAAGAAGCTCGATTGATAGGTATAAATGGGTTCGCGGAGGCCCCAAAACTTTACGGTATTGAAATAATGGACGGTGACGGTAAGACAGGAAACAACTGGCTTGAGATTCACTAAACTAACTAGAGGAATAAGTATGAGCAAGACATCCCAAAGAAGCGACACAGCGTTCTATTCAGGCTTCAGCGCAGGTCGCAAGAGAGGTCTCAGGCACAGTATACCTAGAGACAGGAAACAGCGTCGTCTCTATGAAGTAGGCTTCAAGGTGGGGCAGTACGCCAAAAAGTACGAGGTGCCTGAAAAAGACCTCAGAGCGTTCGCAGGGGATTTTTATCGATGAATATCATTGAGTTGATTGGAATAACCTTCATGGAAGAGCTTGGGGAAGTTCAACAAGCCACTTCTAAGTGTCTACGATTCACCCCAGGGCATCAGTACTGTGAGTATAATGCAACCAACTTAGGGTTGCTGTCGACGGAGTGGGGAGATGCGAACATGATGGTCGGAATCCTTGAAGCCCTAGACGTACCTATAGTGGTTCCAGAAAGACATATGTCTAAGAAACTTCTCAGGGTCTTGCGAAGAGTGGCTGATTCCGAAGTACTAGGGGTAATTCCTGAAGGTGAGTCTGACAAACTGCTCAAAGCATTAGCTGAGTCTCCTTTGCCAGCGCTGCGTGGTTCTTTGATTGACTACCAGACAGTCTACGCAGACTATGTGGCGATGGCTTACGAGGAGCACGCTGACTACTTAAAAGGAACCGGATTGAATGAGCAATCAAAAGATAGCACTAATTGATGGCGATGTCCTCTGCTACTTAGCTTGTAAGCCTCGCTGGCTCAACAAACTTAAAAACGGGATCAACGTTATAGAGCTTGACAGCGAGGGCAACAAGGTGGCCTTGGAGCACACGCAGGAGGAAGATGCAAAGTACCTAGCAGATTCTTGGAAGCGCTTCCAACAGGAGATTGACTCAATCGTGGAGGCCACATTCGCAACAAGCTACATGATGGCTGTCAAAGGGGATGACAACTTCCGGGATGTGATCTACCTTGACTACAAACGACACCGAAAAGAGCGAACACCTCACCCGTCTTCCCCTAAGCCCGCTTTTGTGAAGACCCTCAGAAACCTCTCTGTTTACTATGACCTGTCTGTCCCAGCTCACGGTCGCGAGGCTGACGACCTTCTCCGGATATGGGCTGGTGAGTGCGAGCAACAAGGTCATGAGTATGTGATAGTGACCATTGACAAAGACCTTCAGTGTATTCCTGGTCTGTTCTACAACCCGAAAACACAGGTGAATTTCGCTGTGAGCGTTGAGGAGGCAAAGCGTCACTATTACCAGCAGCTTATAAAAGGTGACCCTACGGACAATATCCCAGGAGTAAAAGGGGTTGGTGACGTAGGCGCAAAGAAGGCCATAGATGCTGCTGCTAATGAAGAGGAGATGCAGGAGGCCGTCATAGCCGCTTACATAAATGCTTACGACGATGACTGGAGAGAGTATCTACTTGTCAATGGTAAGTTGATACACCTGCAAGAAAACATAGATGATTTTTTCACATTAACTGACTGGGCACTTGCTCAGGAACTATCTTAGGAGAACACCTATCGGCGCCAATACATTGAAGATAGCAATGCTATCGCAAAGAGCTAAAGAGGCTCTTGACAAGGGCTGTACTGAAAATCTCAATGACAGATTAGACCCTGGTAAAAAGTGGATGCATAGATCGGGCCAAGAGCAGGCGGCCATAGTCGAAGCAGCCTACAACCACATTGAAAGGAGGCCTTTATGATTGATAACGGTCACTGGCTGTTTCCTGAACAGATGGGGGAGGGCGTGGGTTTCATATACGTGATACGTGATGTGTATATGCAAAAACTGTATCTAGGCAAGAAGAGTTTCAGAGGTGCTGGGCGACTTAATAAGGGGGAGGAATCGCGCTGGAGACACTATAAGTCTTCGTCGAAGTTTCTGAAAGAGCACTTTGCAGAGCGCCCCCTCTCTGAGTTCGAGTTCATTTGTCTGGAACAGTATAAGACTAAAGGCACCCTGTCGTATGCTGAGACATGGTCGCTATGTCACGTACAAGCACCCACTAGTCAGGTGTGGTACAACAGATTGATTGAGAAGGTTTCTTGGAATGTGAAAGAGCCTATCAGCCAACGCCACTTAGATCGCTTAGAGCTTGCGGTCTCCTTTAAACCTTTTGACAATGAGGGATCCAGTTATGGGTAAATTTATAACCGCCACTTTATTGATAGTGACGCTATCTTCAGGAGGCGCTCACATTTTAGCACTACTGCCTGGGGGTTTCGACTTCACATCAGCCGATTATACACTTGCCATTATAATTGCTATTGCGCTAACTACGCTCACCAATACACCTAAGGGCAAACCTGGAGAGAGGGCCAAAGATGGCTCTGGACAATAGTAGGACGTTTCCCTGTCTCAACCCTAGCTGTGATTCATCCGATGGGCGTCGTAAGGATAAAGACGATGGTTCGTCCTTCTGTTTCTCCTGCAATACGCGCTTCCCTAAAGGCACTTCTGAAGCTTTTGTAGAAGCCCCCGTATCGCCTAGCCAGATAAGGATAGGGGCGTATCAGCCAAAAATAACTAGAGCAGACATTGAGGAGTACAAGTCAGCTAGTTATAAATCCAGAGGTCTTGGAATGGCTGTGATGCAGTTCTACAAGGTTAAGTGCGGATTCGATGACCGAGGTAACAAGGACTCCTTCTACTTCCCCTACAGCGACGGTTACAAGCGTCGTAAGCTGCCTAAAGAGTTCACTTGGGTGGGAAAGGCTGGTGGCCTTTTCGGTAAAGGTTGTTTCAGCGGTAACGGTAAACGTCTTGTGATAACGGAAGGTGAGTTTGACGCACTTGCTGTCCAACAAGCTTACATACAGAAGTATGATAAAACATACCCTGTAGTTTCTCTACCGTCAGCTTCAGGCCTTGCAGAGCTTCTCAAGGAGCGTCAGTGGATCAGGAGCTTTGAAGAGGTAATCCTCTGTTTCGATGAGGATGAGGCTGGCCGGAATGCCCTAGACGAGGCTATTAAGATCGTGGGCTATGACAAAGCTCGTGTGACAAAGTTACCCAGAAAGGATGCTAATGCGGTGCTCCTAGAGGACGATTTTGAAACGCTAATCCGTGCCATTTGGAATGCTGAATCTAGAATGCCTACTGGTATTCTATCCACTGAAGAGGTTTGGAAGCAGCTCTCAGAGTACAACTCTCTACCTTCTATGCCTTACCCTGATTGTCTAGGAGGTCTCAATGACAAATTGAAGGGGATGCGGAATGGTGAGATCTCGTTATTTGTCTCAGGAACAGGCTGTGGCAAGTCTACGATGATGCGTGAGATCATTCTTGAGGTTCTGGCAGAGTCCGATGAGAAAGTCGGAATTGTAAGTCTAGAAGAGTCACCCGCAGAGACAGCTAGAAAGTTAGCAGGGATGCATTTACGCCGTAACCCTGCTGAGGACGAGATTTCTCTGGAAGACATCAAGGTAGGCTTTGACAAAGTCTTCAAGGATGACAGGATAACGCTTCTAGATCACCAAGGTTCAATAGGTGAGAGCTCAATCATTGAGCAGCTAGAATATATGGCTTTGACTGGTTGTAGGAAGATTATCGTGGATCACATCACGATACTTGTCTCGGAGGGGGCGGAAGGTCTATATGGCAATGAGGCAACTGACAAGGTTATGAACGACCTTGCCAAGTTGGTCAAGCGCCACGACCTGTGGATTGGGTTAGTGTCCCACTTACGGAAAGCTCCCACTGACAAGAAGTCTTTCGAGGAAGGCCGTATGCCCAGCCTAGATGACATCAAAGGCTCTGGATCAATCAAGCAAGTCTCCTATGACATTATAGGGTTTGCGAGAAATTTGACAGCTGAAACAGACGAGGCTCGAAACAAAGTTGAAATATCAGTGCTTAAATGCCGTTACACTGGCTTGACAGGTCGGGTGAATGGTTGTGAGTATCTATACAACGAGGGTCGTTTGAGATCTTTGGATGAGAAATTTGTAGCGGTAGATGCCGCACCAAAAAGCGTAGGTGGGCCTTCAGCGCCTCTTACACCCCAACGGATCACGGGAACACCCCCTGGTTTGACTAACTTTTAATAAGGAAAGTAAATGACGATTGAAACAAACTGGAGCCCTGTAGGTTACCTGACTTACAAGCGCACCTACTCAAGGAAGCTTGACGACGATCTGCCTTTGGATTCACCCACCGAAGAGTTCGAAGACACAATTGATAGGGTGATACGTGCCTGTGACGAACAGCTAGGTGTAGGCTTCTCAGAGGAAGAAGAGGAGCGTTTCAGGACACTCTCGCTATCACTTAAATGCTCTGTTGCAGGCCGCTTCTTATGGCAGTTAGGTGCTAGTACAGTTGAACGCTTTGGAATGGCCTCTCTACAAAATTGCGCCTTTGTGGTTGTGGATGACCCTATAAGGCCATTCTGTTGGACGATGGATATGCTGGCTCTTGGTTCTGGTGTCGGTTATAACATCCAACGTGAACATGTAGACAAACTGCCCGCAGTTCGGACTTGGTTCAAGCCCCCTACACGTACTGATGATGCAGGTGCCGACTTCATCATACCGGACTCTAGAGAAGGTTGGGTACGATTCCTTGGAAAAACTCTGAAAGCTGCTTTCTTGAGTGACAAAGAGAGTAAGGGCACCTTCACGTACTCAACGCAGCTTATTCGTTCAAAGGGCACGCCTATAAAGGGTTTTGGCGGAACAGCTTCGGGAGCTGAAGAGCTGTGCTGGGGTGTCGATCAGATAGCACAATTGCTAGTAAAACGTAAAGGTCGCAAGATACGCTCAGTGGATGCTTTAGATATAATGAATATCATTGGGTATATCATTGTTGCTGGCAACGTTAGACGCTCAGCTCAGATAGCTATCGGTGACCCTGACGATGTAGAGTATCTACTGTCCAAGCGCTGGGATCTAGGCACGTTGCCTAAGTGGCGCTCCATGTCCAACAATTCAGTGGTGTGTAATGACATCGATGACTTGCATGACCTGTTCTGGGAAGGTTATAGAGGGCGTGGAGAGCCTTTCGGATTAATCAATCTAGAGCTTTCTAGAAAGGTCGGTCGTCTAGGCGAGACACAGTACCCTGACCCTAATGTTCAGGGCTATAATCCGTTAATGCTAGCGGCCTAGGAGTGTAAACTTCTTTGAAAATTCAACTAAAAACGGGGGATATCTCTAAGAGACAATCCCGTGCCAATCCGATATGGAAGGTGTAACGACTGTGAGTAATGTACTGAATAAAGACTTAATGAAGCGGCTGTACGCTATATCTATGTTTGACGGTCATCTGATGATGAATGGACGACATAAAAATGCTACGCTTGTGATAAATATGCTTGAAGCTAATGCTGACTACCTTGACATGGCTGTCACAGCCTTGGAGAGTGCAGGTATCGGTCACCATCTTAGTAGACCAGCTATCTATCAGAAAGACGGCTACAAGCGGCAGCAACAGCTTCGACTGCAATCAAAAGCACACCCTACACTTACTAAGATTTTCAATCGCATCTATATTCAGAAGCATAAGGTGGTAGACCCACACATGCTGACTATGATGGATGAAGAGATGTTGGCCATAATGTTTATGGCCGATGGGAGTCGTAGTGTAGACAAGCGTTGGGAGAAGGCCAAGCCTACTTACCGATTGCATTTGAATAGTTTAAGTTATGGTGACTTGATGTTGATTAAGAAGAGTTTGAAGGCAGTCTTCAACTTGGAAATCAATGCAGTCAAGAAAGGGTCTGGCTATGACCTTAGCGTGCCTACCAAACACTCTGAGTTCTTCGAGCTACTTGTTGATCCTTTTGTACTACCATCCTTTCAGTACAAGCTCGGACGTTGAACCCCTTAACAGGGTGATGAGACAGTCTGATCTACGTAGTGATACGTAGAGGCACACATAACTGATGTGCCCCGCATTATGTGCGGTAACAACAATGGTGCTGAACAATCCTTAGAAAACTTTGAGAGCTGCTGTCTTGCAGAACTCTTTTTACCCAATATTGAAACAGAGGAGGAACTTCATGACTGTATCTACTTGCTTTATCGTGTGTGTAAGCACTCGTTACTGCTGCCATCTCATCAGGAGGAGACTCAAGAAGTAGTCCACCGTAACATGCGTATGGGCATTGGTGTCACAGGTTACTTACAGGCCAGTGAGGAGCAGAAGTCTTGGTTGTCAGATGCTTACGAGTTCCTTAGAGATCTTGATAAAGAGTACTCTGAGATGAACGATTTCAACCCTTCTATAAAGCTTACAACTGTAAAACCCTCTGGCACTTTATCGCTGTTGCCTGGCGTTACTCCAGGGGTGCACCCAGGCATCGCTCGTTTCATGTATAGACGTATCACGATTGCTGCTGATAACCCTTTAGTGGAAGTTTGCAAATCTCACGGTTACCCTGTTGAGTACCAACTCAATCTAGACGGTACTGAGAACTTCGGAACTGTGATCGTGACTTTCCCTTACAGCTATCCTGAAGATACTGTGCTGGAAGAGGATTTGACAGCGATTGACCAGCTTGAGTATGTCAAGGAGCTACAGAGTAATTGGTCGGATAATAGCGTATCCTGTACAGTCTATTACAAGGAAGAGGAGATTCCTGGAATCCAAGCTTACCTACGTGAGAATTACAAGACTACTTTCAAGTCTCTGTCTTTTCTTCTAGCGAAGGATCATGGCTTCTTGCAAGCTCCTTACGAGGCAATAACTGAAGAACAGTTTAACGATCTCACAAGCAAGACAACATTGATCACTTCGATCATTGAACAAGCAGACTTTGAAGGTGCTGATGAATGCGCCTCTGGAGCCTGCCCTGTAAGGTAGTACCTGAAGCCCCACAATTCCGTGGGGCTTTTTAACGCAAATTTCACAAGGAACTTAAATGAAGGTAAACCCTAAAGTAGCAATAACCGCAGCAATCCTCATCCTAGAGGACACTAGAAAGCCCTTAGAGTATCGCAAGACCCAGGCCTTGGCAAAGTTGAGGGAGGGTCTTAGCGAAGGCACCTACCAAGACCTCTTTGAAACTTCTACAGAGAATCAGACACATGAATAGTGATGACGTATTTAACATTATTGAAATAATAGGTGGTGAGACTGGTAAACATTCTAAGACAGCCATGCTCGCTGACTTCTTGGAAGTCCCCCTGTTTGCCACTGTAGCTCGTCTGGCCTACGACCCTTTAACAACCTTCGGGATACTTAAAGTGTCTCCGGATACTTCAGGGCTTAACACCTTTGGTGATCGGACGTTCGACATCCTTGGTGAGTTGGCACGTAGAGAGCTTACTGGCAACTTCGCAGAAGAGACTGTGCACGCTCACATAAAGACCTTGTCGCCAAGTTCAGCTGAACTCTTTGTACGCATCCTTAACAAGAACCTGAAAGCTGGGTTCGGTGTCAAGTCTCTTAATCTGGCAGCGCCTGGATTTCTCGAGGTCGCTAAATACATGCGCATGTCTTTGTTCAAAGCGGACTCTTTGAAGTCGGTCGACTGGTCTGGTGGTATGATAGTCCAAGAGAAGCTGGACATGATGTTTGCTAACGTTACTCGCAGTGGTAATCGCTTAATTGTCAGCACGCGTGCTAGCCAGGTATTTCCTGATATTGTTAGTGATCTCCTCTTCGGTCTGGACTTCCAGGAGGGCTTCCATTACCACGGAGAGCTACTAGTAAAGTCACCAGCAGCTACTCTGAGACGCAGTGAAGGAAATGGTGTCCTCAACAGCCTATTAAAAGGAGGTTCGCTCCCTAAAAACTTGGCACTGGACTTCAGTCCTTGGGACATGGTTGCCGACAGCGCCGTGGAGGGTGTGCTGGCCAGTGAACCTTACAAGTGTAGATTGTCTAGGCTTCATATGGGTTCTTTCAGGGGCTACCCTGTGAAGTCCCGTACAATACACTCAGAGGAGGAAGCCTGGGATTTCTATCGGGAGGTTCGAGCTGGTGGAGGCGAAGGTGCAATACTTAAGAGCCCTGATAATATCTGGAAGAACGGCACAGCGCTGGACATGTGGAAACTGAAGGCAGAGATTCTGCTAGACCTTCGTGTCATAGGTTACACACCTGGAACTGGCCGTAACTCTGCAACATTCGGCTCGTTGATCTGTGTTTCAGAGGATGGTCTACTTAGTACTGATGTTGCCGGTTTCTCGGATGTCGAGAGGGCACGTATCATGCTTGAGTGGGACACATTTGAAGGCTCAATAATCACTGTGAAGGCACAGGAGACTACACAGAGTAAAAAGGATACTGGCTATTCATTAACCCACCCTCGCTACGAAGGTGAACGTCCTGATAAGGAAGAGGCTGACACTCTTGAACGCATCTTAGAAATTGAACAGAACTCAAAAGGAGGTCCACGTGGGGCTTAATCGAACAACTATCCGCAAGGTCTTAGGAGAGCGCGTTAGAGCTTGGTCTTCAACGCTCCCGAAGGAACTGCGCAAGAAGGTGGAACGCGACACAATAGTGACTGGTGGGGCGATAGCTTCAATGCTGCTAGGCGAGCCTGTAAATGACTATGATGTCTACTTTAAGACACAGGAAACGACCTTAGCTGTCGCTGAGCATTACGCAAAAGTCTTTACAGCTACAAATAAGGACGGTCGTGTACCGGTAGTCCGTCTAGTTGACAGGACTAACCTCAAGGGTATTACTGAGTCTCGTGTAGGATTCTTTATAAAGAGCGATGGGGTGGTCGGTGAAGAGCCTGAAAGCTTTAGCTCGGAACCGGAGATCTTGGAGGAACCTCTAGTGACAATCCCTGCCGCAGCTGACAGCTTGAGGCCCACGAAAGAGAAGTATCGCCCGTTGTTCTTTTCAGCCAACGCAGTGACTCTTAGTGATAAGTTTCAGATCATTTTGAGATTCTCAGGGACTCCCGAAGAGCTTCACGGCAACTACGACTTTGTCCATGCGATGTGTCACTATGAACATTGTAAGAGACGACTAGTCCTTCCGCCAGAGGCTCTCGAAAGCTTGTTAGCCAAGACACTAGTCTACAAAGGAAGTCTATATCCCCTAGCCTCCTTGTTCAGGATTCGAAAGTTTCTGAAACGTGGTTGGCGAGTTGGTGCTGGGGAACTGTTGAAAATTTCTTATCAAATAAGGACTGTCGACTTTGAAGATCTAGCTGTATTGGAGGAGCAGTTGACAGGTGTTGATCAGAGCTACATGAACGATCTGGTGCTAGGTTTGAAAAGGGCTCAATCAGAGGGCACTAAGATAGATGAGCTGTATGTAGTTAATCTTATAGATAACGTATTCACAAATGAGGAGTTCTAAGATGAAGGCTTTATCATTGAAACTGAAGAAGTGGTACTGCGACAAGAGAGGTCACAAGTATGTCAACAGGTATGTAACACTGCGCAAACGCGGTGTGGGCAGGCGTGCTGTAGACTACTCTGCCCAGCAAGCTGTGTGCGTGCGCTGCGGTGTTAGACGGGAGCCTCATAGTCTAGTAAAGATGGCAACAGACACTTCAATTTCGCTAAATGCAGCGCAGTCCGCAAAGTTACGCATCGCTGATTATATCATCATAGAGGATTAACACATGACAACTAAAGTTTTTTATCACGCTCATTGTATGGACGGTCTGGCAGCAGCTTGGGTGTTCAGAAACGCCTATCCTAATGATGACGTCGAGTTCTGTGCTGTTTCTTACAGTGAAGACTTCGAACCTGTAGTCGACTCTGTTATCTACTTCTTAGACTTTTGTTTACCAGCTGACCAGATGGTAGCTCTGGCAGTTTGCAACGAAGAAGTCATTGTGTTAGACCACCATGTACACTCTCTGAAATCTTTCGAAGGGGTGAGTATACCTGACAACTTGCACTTGCAAGGCTCCAGTACTGAGCATTCAGGCGCAGTCTTGACTTGGCTGTACTTCAACGCTAATATTCGCTTCCTGCCAAAGTTATTGGCTTATATCGAGGACAGAGACCTTTGGAGATTTAAACTGCCTCACTCTAGAGACATCAACGCTGCCATCGCTGTAGAGTGTGACACTTTTGCTGATCTTACACAGTTTGACGAGTGGTTGAAAACTCCGAACTCTTTTGACGATATTGCCGAGACAGGTAGTTGGCTTAATAAGAGCCGCCTCTCCGAAGCTTCCAAAATTGCTGAACAGGCCTGGGAGATTGCTTTCTTAGGTTTCAAGGTGCCTGTAGTAAATGCTACTACTTTTGTCTCTGAGGTAGGCAATGAGATGTGCAAAGGCATGCCCTTTAGTATTAGTTTTAGAGATACGCCTACTCAACGGGTCTTCTCCCTGCGGTCTCAACGAGTGGGCGGAGAAGATGTAGGTGCTATATGCAAGTCCCTAGGGGGTGGCGGTCACGTAAACGCTGCTGGTTTCTCAACAAGCTTAAAGGAGGGCATAGAGATATGTGGAAGACTAGTTAAAGAGTAAGCGTGTAAGCGCTCTTCAAACCCCTGTGCGCCCCTGTGGACACGCGACCGCACCCCTTACCATCGTAAGGCCGGATCGCCGAAAACGCAGGAAGCGTGCAATACGTGGCGTCTCGCGGGAGTTTGGGCAGACCGTGAGGCTATCTCGCTACGAGTACCCTGTTGCCCGTTGAATTAACCCTGTATGAGAGAATCCCCTTAAATACAGATTCATATGAATTTTATAATGAGGAAGTACCTAAATGACACAACAAATGCCTGAAATCAAACAAGCCTTCACCGTAAACGGCCAAACTTTTGACACAAAAGCAGAAGCCATGGATTTCTTACGTCGTCCAAAGATCTTGGAAGCGTTAGAGACAGTTACAGGCGGTAATGAAGAGTTGTCAAATTGGCTGATGGATAACCAAGATTCTGTAACCTCTGCGTTCGATCACGGTTCTATTCGTCGTGTTACGAAAGCTGACAAGAAGAAGCTTGCTAAAGCATGTGAACGCGTTGTTGAGCTATTCGAAGCTGGTGATGTTGCCCTTAAGTTCCTTGCCGAAGCTGCTGCTGATTTGCCTAGCACTTTCCGTTACCCTACTGTTAGTCGTTTGACTCCTGAAGAGAAAGCCTTAGCTGCTAAGAACACGTTGCTAGCTGCCTCAGATAACAACGAAGACCTTGCAAAATGGGTTATCGACAATGAAGAAGCTGTGATTGCTGCATATGATGCTGGTAAAGTGAAGCGTGAACCTTCTGAGAAAGCTCAGAAAGCTCTAGCTGACTACCGCGCTAAGAAAGCCGCTGAAAAAGCTGAAGCCGCTGAAGCCGCTGAAGCTGCAGCTGAGTAATACCTGGTAGTATCAGAATGCCCCCTTAACTGGGGGCATTTTTACGCAAAATAAGGAACTAGTTGTATGAATAAACATGATAAGTACTACGACCGTTATGGTAACGAAGTTTTGAAACCGGCTTTAGGGAAAGGCTTGGCTAATAGAACCTTTTTCAGGAAGCTGGGTGGAGAGATTGTCTATGACCCTCTGTCTAACGAAATAAGAATCGCTGGAAATCTGTCTAAGATATCCCCTGTGGACCTTGTGAGAGTTCGCTCAGAGCTACAGTGTGTCCTGCGACACTTCTCCACGATTGCTGGCGACTGGCACAATCTCATAATCGCAGTGCTTCAAGCTAGACATAAAGCTAGCGGTCCAGACGACGTTGTCCACATTGACAGGCATGGGTACACCATGACTAGCTTCAACCCAGCAGACGACAGTCTTTTCGAAGGGCTAAGAGTGATGGCAATAGAGCTCTCCTGGCCTAGCTTCAACGTAGTCTGGACAGGTCGTCAGATTATCGAGAACCCTCAAGAGTGCATAGACGACTGGGCAGCTGACGGCGGCCTGTTCATAACCTACCGTAAAGGAGGGACTGTTGAGTGGTTCGAAACTCTAGGAAAAGGCTAGAACCAATGAGCAAGGCTTGGCTACCTGCTGCTAGAAAGCTGGGATTGCTAGTCCATGTAGAAGAGGGGGTGTACTATGCTGCAACCCCTGGTTGGGTTAAAAAGTACCACCAAGAAGGTGGTTTGTGGAAATTTGGAGATTAGTATGAGTGATGTAGAAAAAATCAAGTTGTCAAGTGCACAGATGGCCGCTATCGCCTCCCTAACAGCTAAGTTGGACGAAAAGGCAGACGCTATTGTTGACACAATTTTTGAACTCTTCTCTGAAGAGTTGGCAGGTTTGTTTGTCGAAGCGAACAGACAGTTTGACGCAATTGGTAAGTACTGCGGTGTTGGGGGTGATTCCGGTGCTATGGACTTCTCATCAGCAAGTGAGGGTTATTTATTAGTCAGGGCGCTGCCGCCTGGGTTGCTCATCGAGAATATTGCAAAGGCTTCAGAAGAGGCCATCGCGGAGAGTGAAAGTCTACGCGTATACGGCAACCTCGATGTGGCCTTGCAGGAGACTTTCGGAAGACTTCGCAACATGTTACGTGAAGATTTCACTACGAGGCACAATGCGGTGATTGATATTGATGTGCCTATCGAGGAGAAGATAAACTACGTCGTCAATACAAGAACTTCTATGCTGACTAAGGTCACGCGCATGCAGCTCGATGTGCCTGAGATTGGTACTCAACACTAAATACAAAGCCCCCGTAACTGGGGGCACTTTAATTAACTGAGGTTATAATTTTGATTAATACAGAAGGTAAGACAGTAGTAGAGGTGTTGGACGAGGTTTTAGGTAAGTTGATACAGCAGGGAGGTCGCTGTGTGAATGATAACAACAATTGTCTGTATGGCTCAGAGGGGCGCCACTGTGCAGTAGGTTGGTTGCTCCCTGATGTGAGAAGCCTGATGACTTTTCAAGGGTCTGTGAATCAGCTTCTGGAAGCCCCTAGGAGGGCGTCGTTAGGCCCTAATGAGGCCTTCCTGAACAAGCACAGAGACGTCCTGAGAACTTTACAACGTCTGCACGATGTTAATGATTCTGAGGGATTAAGTGCTCAGGCGGAAGCGCTTAGACAACAGCTAGGAAGCGAGATACCTCTTTTGAAAGATTGGGTAGAAATGAGGAGACTGCAAATTGAATCCTAAAAACATTGACACAATACACACAGGTCATGATGCTCTGCGCGCAGCTATCGCAACCAGATATACTGTGTGTTCAATAAGTCGCGCTAGCCTCCCTAACGTAGATAGGTCAGCTTTTATGTGCAATGCTCTGCACTCAATGGCCAGGAGGGGCCAGATCGGTATCAATGCCCATGATAAAGCCATATGTCTCATACAGAATGTAGTGCCCGAGGAGGTAACTCTGGAGGACTTCCTGAGAGAGCTGCACGGTGTAGCAGGCGATTCTGAGGAGATGACTAACCTCAAGATAAACTTCTGGCAGACATTGTTCAAAGAAGCCGGTGAAGTGCCTCCTGCTGCTTCAGACTTTCACGTGACAAAGGAACATTGCAATGAGTGATGATATTGCGCCGCTGTACATACCAGAGTGGGCTATTGCAGAAGCCACTGAGCTTTTAGAGGTTGGCTGTGATCTGCCAACTAAAGACGGTAGACGTACGGGAAACGCTCACATACTTGATATAGGCTACAGCAGACACACAGGAGATTTGTTATACTTAATCATCACAGATGCTGGAAACACCTTCAACATGGATGCCGCAGAGGTTAAGGAGAGGTTCCACCCGCCAAAGTACGTTTCATCTGTCGAGAACATATTAATAAACTTTAACAGAGGCCGCCCCGACCCGCGAATTGTTTTTCAGGGCCGTTGTCTCAAGGAGATCCCGATTGATTAATATAAAGGTCAACCCCTATTGGATTGAAAACAAACCTGTAGGCCGCGTAGAAGTCTTAGAATTCTTTGGGGTGGTGTAAGATGGCTATGCAAACTAAAGATGCAATACTGTTCGCGATATCCAGGACTTACACTCTGAAACCAACGCTTTTATCAGGCTATGACCCCACCCAATCCACCTTAATGTGTATGGCGTTGCTCAGGTTGAAAGAGCAGGGATTGATAAGTCAGGAGACGCTTAGTTGCGCATCTAGCGATATTCGAAAAGCTCTTCGAGAGCTTTTTGGCGACCCTGAGTGCGAAGATCTTCTTAGTCTGGCAGGGATATTGCATGTTCAAAAAAGGAGTAGACGTTGACTCGGCGGCTATGCGTATGCTAAAGAAGAGCTTCTGGCATGAATATTTTGGAGTGCCTCTAGGCACAGTCTATATTGGAGATGTAAATGAAATTGATGAGTTGCAACAGCTGCGGTGTGATACTAGACGCAGACAAGATTGAAAAGCCTAATATAGAGTTGCCGGATGGTAGCGTGGATAGAACCAAGACTGAATGGGATGGGAGTGTATGGGTACCGGTAGTAGATTGCCCTGTCTGTGATAACTCCATAGTATTTCTTGATTGACATTTTAAAAGGAGCTCACGATGAGTGATAGAGAATTTGCAGAGGGTATTTTAATAGCGGTTTCTAAAGACTTGGGGTTGCCCCCTCAGCTTCTATGGGATGCCCTTATTGCCAACACAGAGTCAGAAGCACTTTGGAGGCTCGCGATGTTGGTCAGTGCAGTTATCTTCTTGTGTACTGTAGCAGCTTGGCATTGCCATCGAAAAGGTTCAATAAACCTTTTTACGGGTTTATCTTTATGTTCTGCCCTGGCAGGTCTCGGCTACTTCAGCATGAAAGCCTACATGCAGTATCTGAAGCCGACTGAAGTAGCCTTTATGAAGCTTATAGATATGCTGTGAGGCCTTAATGAACAACAAGATCAGGAAGGATCAGGAGAGGGTGGGTGAGCATAAATCACCCTTGGTAACTATTAAAGAGTTGTCTGAATTTCTAAACGTACCTTACCGAACCGTCACCAAACATATTAGAGAGGCTAAGAAGAAACCAGTACCTGTGTTCATAAAGAGAGGGCTTCGCTTTTATAAACCCACTGAGCTACTTAAGTGGTACAAAGCGGAGGGTTGGAAAGACGATGTGTGAATTAGATGAAAGAGGATTAACTATGAATACCGAAGAGCTCAATGAGCTGCTTTTTGAAGCGTTGAAGCGCGAGCAAGATGCAGAAGACTGTACAATGGCTGATTTTAAGGAGCACTTTATATCGCAGTTTGACCACGAAGGGTCAGCACCGTATAAAATACTCAAAGTTGTAGACCTGCTTACACTATATAAGCTTACAGACGATGTACCTGGTGGACGTAGCGCTGTATGGAGAGAGGTTATACAACACTGCCGTGCCCAGAGTTTTGAGCAGGGGGCGCTCTTAAGATACCGTCTGGCCTCGGAGGGCGCTATGACAGAGGCTAGTAGGTTGATTTCGGAGGCCTGTAAAGACGCAATAGTAGATGGCGTTGTGATTTTTGAGGTGAAATGGTAAACACTGCAAGAACATTGAGGTCTATTTATGAGCGATGATGGAAAGATTATAAGTCTCTCGGAGGCTACAGGTGATGCAGGCTTTCAGTCGCCTTCACAGGTACTAGAAGCTGCCTCTAAGGAGATTGGGGAGAGAGGTGCCTTCAAGAACGGCAAGAAGCTGCTGATACTAGCCCTGGATGACGATGGGCAATACAGCGTGAGTTTCATGCAAGCAGGTATGAAGATGAGTGAGTGCTTGACCCTTTGTGAGGTGGCTAAGACACTCTTTTTAAGTGAGATGGAGTATCTATGATGAAAACGGCCTCTATAAAGCTGCCGATCAACTACGAAACAGCTAACTGGACGACTATGGAAACAGCTCGAGAGCTTTACATAGAGAAGCAGGAGGGTTTGTGTTGGTACTGTGGCGAGGCTCTGAAAGGGGCTCCGGCTAAGGCTGCCTCAAGTAAGTATATCAACCTTCTACGGTTTCCTCCCAACTTTTTCAAGCACCCTGTACACTTGCACCATTGCCGCTCCACTGGGCTAAGTATAGGCGCTGTGCATAGCAGATGTAGCGCGATACTGCGGGAGTACCATAGCGAGTGAAGCAGACCGACCAAAGGAGACTTTATGAAAACTAGGAAATTAATCAAGAAAGCCATTGCTGATGGTTATGACCCTGCGCCGTGGGATGGTGAACAGCCCTCAGGGAAGATCTTCATGTGTGTTATGCTGGCAGCCTATACGTGCAATAAAGAGGTCAGCGATCGCGCTATCAAAGATATCGAAGACGCCATGGTAGACTATACAGACTTAAGAGTGAGTCGAAAGTGGCCTCCAACTTCACTTACAATGGCTGTTAGAGCGCTGCACGGAAGATCTTTGACAGCCGTTGAAGTTGTGGCCCACAAGAAGGCTTTCTGGCACAAATACTTCGGAATACCTTCGGACACTGTGTATCCAGGAGACACCTCTAATGACAAGTAGAAAAGCTGTAACTAGCTCATGGCGAGTGCTCTAATGCTGGGCGGTTGCTGCGTAGGCCCTAATGAGGTTAAAGGGGCTTTGAAAGGTTGTGAGACACATGGAGGCTTACATGCAATTCACTTCGATCTGGTCAGATTTAACGCGGAATGCGAGGATGGCTATGTAGTCAAAGGAGTTGGGGATGCTTGAAAAAGTTTTCGAAAAGATAGTACTGGTCGCACTTATATTCAGCTGGTCAGTTGTTGCCGGAGTGGTCAGTTTAGCGCTAGTAGCGGCTTTCTTGTGGTTGCTGAGCGGCTGCTGAGATGCGCAATCCAAATAGAAGAGGTTTGAAAAAGTATGCAAGTTGTAAACAAAGAGGGCATTCGACATGTTTGATAAAAACCTTGAGAGGCTATTCCTAGGCGTCATGATGGTTACGGTGGTTGTTAGTGCCGCTGTCGGCTGGGCGCTCGTCGAAGGCCTGATATGGCTTTTCAACAACGTGTCTATAAGCTTAGGAGGTTCCTGATGAAGACTATCTGGAAGTATGAGCTTGACACCCCTGGTCTTTTTGGACTAGCGATGCCTGCTGGGGCTGAGATTCTTACAGTGCAGCTTCAGGAAGATGTCCCTGCCTATGGGCGCTTGTTGACCCATCCCGTCAAAAAGAGATGAGGACATTTTCAATTATCGGCACTGGGGTGTTAGTACTTGCTCCAGAAGACAAGAAGTATATAGGCACGTTTCAAGTGTCGACGTCTCAAGTACTAGTTTTTCACTTATTTAAGGTGGTCGCTTGAAGAGCATGACGGTTAAAACAGAAACGGCACCTTCCGTAGGTGTGAATATGAGGGCTGCAGTGAAGTCTTTTAAAACAAACAAGAACCACGGTGACAGGAATGTCCCCCGCTTGTTTACGGCACTGCAGCCGTATTTGTCTGAACTCACAACTGAGGAAAACATAGATGCTTTAGAGGTTATGATACTGACGCGAACTATGAACATGGGCTGGATAGCCGTACGCGGCGTGGAAGCGATAGCTCTACGAGAGTCCATTTGGGGGAGCTCTTGGTCTGCCCCCGTAGTAACCTGCGGTACAGTCATAGAAAGGCTCATTGCGCGGACTGACCTGCATGAAGAGCTAGCGATAGCCTTCTTAAAATCAGCAAGACCTGCTACGCTGGCTAAGTATAAGAAGTTGATAGCAGAGTTTCAGGAGGATCTTTTATGAAGGTATTTGTATTTGGCAGCAATCTTGCAGGGCGTCACGGCAAAAGTGCAGCACTTTTTGCTAAGCTTCATAAAGGGGCTGTGTATGGGTGTGGTGAGGGCAGGACAGGTGACGCATATGCGCTTCCGACAAAGGACAGAGCTCTGAGGCCACGTAGGCTGATTGATATCAAGATAAGCGTTGATACCTTTATAGAGCACGCTAAGCTGAATCCTCATGAAACTTTCCAAGTAACTAAGGTAGGTTGTGGACTGGCGGGTTTCAGAGAGTCAGAAATAGCGCCCTTGTTTGCAGGAGCACCAGCTAACTGTGAACTGCCTCTGGGCTGGCCACATGTACAAATAACGGGAGGATAAGACGATGGACGTATCAGAATGGCTTGGAAAGGTCGCTTATATAAGCGACAGCGAAATACCCGACGACAACGGAAAGGTGTATTACAGTAAATTCGACGGGAGCTACATAACGCGGGTAGGAATGGAAGAAAACGTAGAATTCTTAGCCAACCGAGAAATCACAGAAGAGCTTACCCACGGCGTAGGGTTCAGTCTCAAGGACAACAAGTGGTACGGTTGGAGCCACAGGGCAATCAAGGGTTTCTGTGTAGGCGCAACCTGTCAAAGAGGTGACTGCCACTACCTGCCAGAAAACAAGGAAGATTTTCTAGAAAGCTTGCTAGAGTTCTGGGATGAGGAACACCGCGAGATTGTCAGAGGCGTACACACGCCCCAAGAGATTATGGATAGTCAGCCTACAGCACCAGGGGAAGCCGAACAGGTCTCAGTGCCTTCTGGGAAATTCGAGAAGGGTGTCTATATAGAGTGGCGGTACTCTGACAAGTTGCCGAACAAGAAGCTGCGTAACACACTGAGCGGTATATTCACACCCTACCCCGAGTCATTTGGACGTGGTGAGTGGACTGCGAAGACTTTAGGAGATGCTAAACAGATGGCAATCGATTTTAATGAAAGCGTATCTTGAATTAAACTATAGGAACATGTATGAGTAAATTTACGAACAAAAGAGTTGTTGTTGAGGCCTTCCATATGACTGAGGAGGGCATCGCATGTGAGGCTATTTGGCCAGAATGGTTACGTGAGGCCTGGAAGGGTGCTAGAGGAGTGGAAGGCAGCGTATGGCGTTCCAAGGTCAGTGGAGAGCTCTACTGCGGATCATTAGCAGGACATCGCGAAGTTAGTGTTGGTGATTACCTTGTACGCAGTGATGCCTATGGTCTCTACCCGAGCCACCAGTGCCAATTCGAAGCCCTCTACGACAAAGTCGAGGAGTCGCTAGAGAAGTCTGAAGCAACTGAAGAGCAGCGAAAGCAGATAAGCGACATCTTCCTTGAACTGGTCTACGTGCGCCGTAAAGCAGGATCTCTAGAGTCGCTTGCAGACCTGCTTGTAGGTGTGACAGTAACCTATGCTATCACTAACAATATCCAATACTTCTGCCCAGCCTCACTGGCGCTATTGACTATGTCAGGACGTGACTCAGAAGTACATCAATTAGTGGCTAACCACATGGACTCTTTGGAAGACACTTCCAGTGTCCTCGAGTTGTACTCATGAGCAAGTGTACGCACAGTGAGCAGTCAGGTGAATGGGTAGATAATCCTTTTCACGATCCTGTTGAATGGGCACTGGATGGCTTCGATGAGGGGCCTTCTATATGGGAGTCAGGCTCCACCCCCACGACAGAGGACGTTGACACGCACAGGTATAGATGCACCCAGTGTGGTGAAGTAATGTACTACTCTAACAAAGCTAGGCGACACTTCGAAGATGGCGAGTTGTTTGACATACCTGGGCTAGATAGTCCACAACTGGAGATAGACGTATGAACACAGTTCCAGAACACCTCTTGGCATGTATAGGAGAGGAGGTCGGTGAAGTATCGCAAGCAGTAGGTAAGATAAGTCGATTTGGGCTTAAAGACAAAGGCCCTAAAAAGAATTACAACAACTTTCAAGAGCTTCGTAGAGAAGTCCATGACATTGTTGCAGTTTACGGCATGTTTTGCGAGGCGATAGGGGAAGATCCCACGTTCTCTCAGGGACTTTTAGTCGCTAAAGAAGAGCGCACACGCGCTGGTATGGAGCTTGCTAGAGGTTTAGGTACACTGTGCCCCAAGGAAGACCCACACTGCCAGTTATGTGGGTCTGTAGAACACACTGCCGATTGCCCTATCAGCGTACTCAGAGTATCCTATCACGAAACAAAAGGTGACCTATGATAAACACAAAAGGTAAAACATTACAAGAGGTCTCAGACGAGATTGCTAAGAAATTGATTGAGCAGGGTTCGCCTTGTAGCGAGGGAGGCATTTGCTGTTACGGGCTAGGGGAGACACACTGTGCAATTGGTTGGCTTCTCCCTGAAGATTCAGAAGCAATGAAAGCTGAAGGCAATATTTTCAGATTGCTAGAAGAGTACTCAGTACTGGGTCCAAATGAACAGTTCCTCAGAGAGAATTTAGGGGCTCTAAGCCTCTTAGAGGTGATCCACGACATAGAGTTTAGAGGTGGCTTGGACACTTACAACCGCCAAGAGAGGATCATGAAGCGTGATCACAACGTTGATATTGAAGCCTGGAAGCCTTGGTTTGAGGCTGACAACAAAGGAAACTTGACATCATAACAAAGAAGTACAGCTATCGTGAGTATCCGCGAAAGTCTGGCAAAAGCTGTACAAAACGCTTGAAAGAGACACAAGAAGTTAGAAGCTCCCAACCCAAACTAGACAAACAAAAGGAACCTCAATGACATTTAAAGAAATAGCTTTGACGCTGATAGTAGTTCTCGTACTGTCAAGCCTTATATACTTCGGCCCTAATATAAAGGAGCACTTTGGTAAACGTTACGCAAGCGCTGATCGAGAGATCTTTGAAAGTAGCAAACCCTTTATACACGGTTCGATAGAGAACTTGAACCGCCTGAGGATGCAGTATCAGTTGTCTGAAAGCGACAACCACAAGAACGCCATCAAGCTGATGGTCCTGACCCAAACTGCAACCCTTGACAAAACGCAGTTACCTGAAGATTTACGAAAATGGATAGAGACATTATGAAAAAGATTGCATTTATAGTACTTATGACCTGTACCTTAATGGCTTGTGAAGCCCGTGTACCTTCAGCTGACAAACTACAGTCAGCCCAAACAGCGGAAATGCAGAAAGCTGCTAATCAAAGTGTCGGTATGCCGAACATTGTCAACTGGACAGAGAAGCGATTCGCCAAGCTTATATACGAGTTGAAAGATCAAGAGGTCACTACGTACAGCTACTTCATGGACATGCAAGGCGGTCTACACTTTCTATGTGAAAGCATTGGCTATGGCCTCTCCGCTTCTATACAGTACTCAAACCCTGAGAAGGTCGTCAAAGATAGTAGTTATGGTTACGGGACGTTGCCTCAGCCAGAGCCTAATGGTCTATTTATGCCTGAAGGTCTAGCTGCTACTTATGTACTTTGTAGTGATGGCAAGGGTGGAGTGCGACCTGTCTACTCTGAACCGGAATTGATAGTAAGCCCTTTCAGGCTCAATTCGAAAAACTCCTTTACAGCTAAGTGAGGTACGTATATGCGAACACCCAATGAAGTAATCCTTCTAGCGATACAAACAGGGGTATACACCTTGACTAGGGCCGAGGGAGGCTCAAGCAACCAGTACATGTGTACTTGTGTCAATCACCTTATGGAGTCCCTCAGTGATTTTGAGAAAGAGGCTACAGTCAAAGCCATAGAACTGGCTATGCTAGGCATCTTCGAGCCGGCTCCATACATAGCGCTGACGTCCCACCTTATAAACGCTTACGCCTCAGAGAATGATGGAGAGCGGCCCTCCGCTGTAGAGATGAGAGAACTAAAGAAGCAATTCTGGTTTGAACACTTTGGGGTTCCTCTGGATACTAAATATAAAGGAGATGAAGTATGAGTCTCACAAGGGAACAACTGAAGAAACACTGGGAGGTAATCGAAGCATTTAAAGAAGGAGGTACAGTTCAAAAACTTGACACAGTCGAGGGGTGGTACACGGTTGCTACCCCTCGGTGGCATGTCGATGGAGAGTACCGCATAAAGCCTTCAACTACAGTGAGGTATTATAACATGTATAACGACGGGGCTGTCTCTGTAGCATACTCAGAGCTCTCATCAGCTCGGGAGGCAGCTGCTAGCGGTGTTAGAGAGGTCGTAAAGATTGAGAGTGACAAGAGGGGTCCCTTGGTCTACAGCTGTGTACACAGATACTCAGGAGCATACAGAGGAGAGTTAAGGTGAGTTTAACAAGAGAACAGTTAAAGAAATACTGGAAGGAGGTCGAAGCCTTTAAGAGTGGGTCTGTTATTGAGTGGTTCGACGGGCACTTAGGCATCTGGAAAGTCACAGAAAACCCATCTTGGAGCGTAAAAACGATATACCGTGTTAGGTCTGAAACCACGATCCGGTACACCACTATCTATAAAGAAGGTTTGTGTGGGTCTTCTTACACCTCTCTTGCTCTGTGTAAGAACAACGCTGGCAACGGTGCTCTGGAGATTCTGAAGCTGGCTATTGCAGAAGGTGTCCCCATTAAATATGAATGTGTCCATAATTATTTGAAGTGTACAGAGGAGAGTTGAGATGAACATCGCTAGAGAAGAACTTAAAAAGCACTGGAAGGAGATTAAAGCTTTCAAGAATGGAGAGCAGATTCAAACTACGACAGCTGACGCACAGACGGGCTGGGTAGATACCGAGCACCCGCGCTGGATACTACACTATAACTATCGAGTTAAGCCTGAGTCCAGCGTCAAATATTTAAACATTTACGAGGATGGTTCAGAAGGGGGAGGTCGATCGAGGCTGTGCGACTGTATTGCACATGCTGATGACAGTACTCTAGAAGTTCTCAAAATAACCATCACAAAGGGTGAACCCATTACATACGAATGTGCCCACCGATACTAGGAGAATATTATGGAAAGTTCTGAAGAAGTGACCAAAATAACTATTCTGACCTTGGATGAAGCTGAGAAGCAATGGCTTCATGGGCAGATGCAAAACCCCTTACACTGCCAGCTGCCTCAAGATGAGGATGACTATGACGCAGCCATGCGTGCTGCATTCTTTGCAGCTACATCTTAACAGCATACACAAGGAGTCTTATGAAAACTAGAGATGTAATTCTTACCGCTATAGCAGGAACCTATGAGCTGAACACGCATGAAGACGCTGGAGGTGACAAGTTCATGTGCAAGGCTATTAGTAAGTTGGCACCAAGTCAGGTTTCAAAAAGAGACAAGGACAGAGCTATCCGACTTGTTGCAAAAGCAATGCGCAAAGACTATGAAAGATCGACAAAAGATCTAGGCATTTTTACACAATATCTTGTAATAAACCTTGCACGAATCCATGGAGTGGACACGAACGGTCTAACCATGCGACAACTTAAGAAGCAATTCTGGTTTGACTATTTCAAGATACCCTTGGAGACTAAATACAATGAAAGCTAAAGATGTCATACTCACTGCGATATCTGCCAATTATCAACTCAACACACATGAAGACGCTAAGGGTCATCAGTTCATGTGCAATGCTATTAACCGCTTATACCCAAGCCGGGTCTCACGACAGGACAAGAGCAGCACCATCCGCCTCATCGAAAAGGCAATGCGAGAGGACTATGAGAAGGCACGTGAGCCTTCAATATTCTTACCAAGTTTCACACACTGTCTTGGAGTAAACCTCTCACGAATCCATGGAGTGGATATGAATAGCCTAGCTATGCGGCAGCTTAAGAAGCAGTTTTGGTTTGACTACTTTGAGATACCACTAGACACTAACTATCTGGAAGACCTAGAAGCAGGAGCGTCGTAATGTTTGGATTTCTGTTTAGAAATAAGGCTGAGAGAGTTGTAACTGAGTTAGTGCAGGAAGGGCATTATAAGGCTGCTGAAGAGTATCTTGTCGAGGCTATACAGAGTGGTTCTATAACCTTTCACAAGCGTTACATAAATGATGACGCAGAGTTTGGTTATAAGACTCACTCTAATGTCTTAAAGATCTATAGAGAGTACTCACCTGGGGGCTGTTCGTTTGACTACTTTATTATCGACAGAAAGGACGTCGACCCTTACATGTCAGGACCACGAGTGGCATATCTTCTCAGGACTGGTGTAGATGTTGGGCCACGACCACCTTGTTCGACTCTAGTGGCAGGCAAGTGGATTTCACCTTGCACTACCCCAACCTATTTTCAAAAGGAACCGAATGATATCAACTAAAGGCAAGACACTAGTAGAAGTTTTAAACGAAATAGCAGAGGCGCTTATAAAGCAAGGCAAGCAAGCCACAAATTGCTTCGAGACATGCGTTTATGAGGACACAGAAGGCAACCACTGTGCCATCGGATTCCTCCTTGAAGAGCACGGTGACTGCATGGGTCTTGCAGGAGGTTTAGAGTCTACGTCTTTTCAGGAGGCCTTACGCAGAGAACCCCAACGTGAATTTATAGAGCTTCACCAGAGAGCTTTAAGCATATTGCAAGAATTACATGATGCCTGCTCGATGATGGCTCGTGAAGATGTACTGCTGAGACTCGAAGAGTTAGTCGGAGAAGACCTCCCAGCTTTCCAACCCTGGGTAATGTTAGGTACAATGTAAACAAACCTCAACTGACTCTCACCCTTCGGGGTGGGGGTTTCCTAAATTTTTTTTTTTTTTTTTTTTTTTTTTTTTTCGACCTATCCTCCAACTACTCTAAGTGAACATCCTACCATCATCAAAATAACCCGTTAAATTAACCCATACGCTTCTGGTAAGACCCTCCCACTGACTCTCTCATTACTCACATTCTTATCACATTCCCAAGGTCACTCTTATGTAAGTAAAGAAGGGGGATTAGGGGGTAGTTTGATCAATAAACATGAGCGTCAGCGAATGGTAAAACGAGCGTCAGCGAGATCTAAATATTTTTATGAGCGTTAGCGAACGAATGTCAGCGCCTTTTGAAAGGAGGTATTTGTATGAGGAATTTAAGGAGGTCGAAAAAGTGAATCGAGCGTAAGCGAGATGAACTTATGAGACTGACGCTAAATGACGAATCAAAAACCGGATGAAAAAGTATGAGCGAACCTTGAATTCCCGTTTAGGGAAAGAATAAAAACATCGTAGGGTCAATTAAAGTGTCATTATAATATCATTTAAAGTGTCATTATAATATCATTCAAAGTGTCATTATAATATCATTCAAAGTGTCATTATAATATCATTTAAATCGACCTCTAAATATAGTGAAATAGAACTTCAGGTGTAGTTTTATTGTAGGGAGGGTTTTACCCATACCCCCTCCCTCACGGATAACATCTCTTCGAAGGGTTTTCTGATGAGCTTCTCAAAGAGACTTTATAAATTAATCTAAGGATCCAATAAATTACTTAACAGGAGTTCTTATGAAGGAGACTTCTGAGGCAATTGAAGGTGTAGTAGAGAGTCCAATACTGAGTCCCTCTGCACTGCAACAATTAGAACAATCAAATTTCGACCCTATAATATCGCTTGTGGCTGTCTATAAGAGACTCGAAGAAGAAGATAAATATTGGTGTAATATAAGGAACTTCAGCTCAGTTGTTGAACTGAATCCTATGGGGAAGAAATTAAGGACTGTGAGATACTCTTCTGTAGCTCATGTATCAATCCTTGCACAGTTACGTCAAGTAGCCTCTGATCTACTTCGTTACAAGTATACAAGGGTTGATGAAGGAACAGCTATAGAGACAATAGGAATACCTATGATGTCAATCAACAGCACCTCAGGAAGGTCTGTGAGGATAGGTGTCTCCGAGGATGACTAATAACATCAATCTAACGTCTTCTCAATCAGACATCTTTGATGCTTTGTTTTTAGACAAATTGTGCCGCTTCGGGACAGCTGTATGTGCTCGAGGTTTTGGTAAAAGCTATTTAGGTGCTGTTACTGCAAGTACAGCGACAGTTGAATTAATGCAGATGTCTGCTAAAGTACCTAACAAGAATGTATTTATTATTGCCCCTACTTATGACCAAGTGACTGACATCTATTACCCTTTGTTAGCTCATGAACTTGGCCTCATAAACTACGCTATAAAAGGCTCTAAGGACAAAGGAGTATTCACCTTTCCAAACAATGTGATGCTTCGTTTAATGTCTTATGAAGCTGTTGAAAGAATGCGTGGTAAAGGGGCTTATTTTGTTGTGAATGATGAAGTGTCCTCCTGGAACAAAGGGATGGGCTTTAAGAAGGCTTGGGAGGACATTATAGAACCATGTATCAATACTCGGTGGTCTCCCGAACGTGCAGCTTTTCATGGTGCTCCTTCAGCTGGCCGTGCTCTGACAATCAGCACCCCTAAGGGCTACAATTATTTATACGACATGTTTAACATGCGTGAACACGATAAGACCTGGAGATCGTGGCGCTTTGACTACAGAGCATCGCCCTATATTGATCCCAACGAGATCGAAAGGATTAAAGAGAATCGTGACCCTATAACATTCGCGTCGGAATACATGGCGGCCTTTAAAGAGTCTGGTGCATCAGTCTTCTATATGTTCGATAGAACGAAACATGTGAGAGACGATATACCGAACTTTACGAAGACCGAGACTGTGCGTTGCAATATCGACTTTAACGTTGGCATTCAAGCAACATCTTTCTGGGCTAAAAGAGGCGGTCAAGCTCAATTTATTAGTGAATTTCAGGGACATCCTGACACCGAAGAACTGGCCAAGGCTATCCGTTATAAGTACGGCCCAGATCGTAGGATTATCGCTTACCCTGACCCCACCGGTAACAGTAGGAAGACCAGTGCACCAGTCGGTCAAACTGACTTTACAATACTCAAGAAGTATAACATTCAAGTGTTAACTAGAGGTAAATCCCCTGGGATTGTTGACAGTGTTGCTTGTGTGAATCGTATGTTAGGCACTGCTACTGGCAAAACGAATCTCTTTGTGAGGCCTGAATGTAAGGGCACTATCAAGTCATTAGAACGCACCATATGGGTGAACAACAACAGTGACTCTGCAACTATCGATAAGAAGGAAGGTGTAGAGCATTTCTCTGACGGTATAAGGTACGGAATGGAATATGAGTTCCCTATCAACAACAGGCCTGGCGTAGCACAGAGCCCTAACTTTTAAAAGGACAACACAATGAGCTTCAAAGAAACAAGAAACCCTTCCAACTGGGAGATCACTATCGATGGCGATGATATTGGCGCTGTAAACCGAGTCACTGGAGAGGTCTTCTCAGGAACTCGTGAGGCTTTTAATAGCCGCTTGACAGACGAAGCTACTGCATTAGGTGGCACTTCTAGCATTATCGGTGTAGCATTTATGTTACCCCCTTACAGTGCTGTGCTGAATAGTGCAGATGCCACTGCCAAGATCGAAGTCAGCTATGATGGCACTAATTTTATGGAGCCGTCTTATGAAGTCGATAGCGCTGCGGTTAAATTGGTGACAATCGGTGTTAACGTTTCTAAGGTCAAGTTCACAGGCTTGACAGCTGACACTTGGAGCATTTACTAGGAGGTCACATGATGACTTGGTCAAGATTAAGTTTTGGGACTTCGCTGGGTTTCACTCTAGGTGGTCTCTCCCAAGGTGGTGACCCCTCGACACCTTCAGCATTCCTAGAGTGGCTAGCCGCAGCCCCAGATGCAGAAGGGGTAATGCAGCTACAGGTGACTGGTGTGGGTACGCCCACCTCGACCCATGCCGCAGTTATATACGCTGCCGATTATCAAGGCATTTGCCATGCGTTTGCAGCTAATGAACCCGTGTGGGCTAAAGGTCGAGTAGTTGAGAACGGCATAACCGACTCTTCGGACGCTAATCAGTGGTCGATGATTACTACAAATGTAATCAGTCAGACGGAGATAAACGCCCCGTCAGATGGAGGCTGGTTTAGTGTCCCGGCTGATGTGTATGCGGCAGGAACACCTATCATACTGTCATTCCGGGCGAAAGCAGGCACATCCGACCGTATCCGAAGCCAGACCGCATACCCAATACTAGGCAACACGGACATTACGCTGACTAGCGAGTATAAACGCTACTGCGTCGCAGGCACCGTCTATAGTTCAGGCGCTATCCGTTTTAGCATCTTAGATGCTGGCTCTATTCATTTGACCGACGTGCAGCTAGAAAACGCCACAGGCCGTTCAGATACAACAACACCCAGCGAGTATGTTTCAACGTCTGCATCACCGAGTGACGGTCTGCAATTTGTATCGAACTCGGATTTCTCTGTTGATGCGTCTGGATATTCGGCAGTAGGTGGTGCGAGTCTTGTTCGTGAAAACGATAAGGGCAAATTCATAGGTGATGGTTCACAATACGCAAATATTGAGGCAGCTAACGCTTATGATCTTGTCGTCGGAAGGAATTATGAGCTTTCCTTTGATTTCACTCCAGGGACTTACACAGGCACTGTAGAGTTGAATGTTGAAGGTCAGAATGCTTCACCTCCTCTGTTATTTAGTGGGACCAGTGAGGCACGACATTGTTCTGTAAAGTTGTTAGGCGCACAGCATGTAGCTAGACAAATACGTATTAGGATGAATTCTGCCCATACCCCAGGGGATTACTTCTTTATTGACAATGTATCAATTAAAGAAATCCCCAGAACCAAAACCTTCTGCTATCAAAACAGAAACACAGTCGCTAGTAATGTAGTCACAGAAGGGCAGTATCAGTTCGTAGAACAAGGCCCTTGGAAATATTACCCTGAATATTGGAATGGTTCAGCATGGGCAGACAATCTATTAGCCACTGGTATGCCTCAGTTGCAATACACGCCTGATGCTACAAACTCGTGGGTGTATAGCAACACTGACATTATCCACCCGATGAACGGTACGCCCACTCTCACGTTAGATCAGGTGGGGCTAACCGGCGAACCTAATACAGCGATTCTACTGTCGGACGCGCAAACAGATTATCCTTCCGTAATTCGCCCTGAGGTAGCCACTGTGGCTGATACGTCGGTACACACATTCAAAACGTGGGTTAAGAAAGACGAAAATGAGACACGTTTTCCTGCATTTAACACGCTATATGTTGGAGGTGCGTGGAACAAGGTACTGTTGAATACTAAAACAGGGGCATTCAACAAGTATGAGGGGTCGGAGAATGTAGAAATTGTTGATGATGGCTTGTGGTGGGTTGTTGTCCAAGAAATGACAAACACCAATCTTACATCTTTGAGACACTACATAGCACCTGCAATGTCAGACGATTTTGCAACCGAGAGCTCCTCACCTACCGGTTCGATAATTCTCGGTCAGCGTGAAGTTCATCTCAACAAAACAATCACTGATGTCAGAGGCTTGCCTCCGATCTTCACCGACTCAGCAGCAGCGAGTATTAACCGCACGGATTACCGTTGGGATTTGGCAAACCACGATCAAGACAATGGCGCTTATTTCTACAACCTAGAATCATCTATCAGTGGCAGTGAGATTCCAACCGCTAGTTATTACTCTTGGTTAACTGCCAGCAATGTCACCGCCGCAAATTTAGCCTTCGCTAAGCCTGATTCAGGGTATCAGCTAGGTACGTATGATGGTGAAAGAATTCTAGGATTTACAGGCGCGTGGAGTAGAAATGTTGTATACGCGCATGGAGTAACCTACGACGCAACCGATGCCTTGAAGACTGTTTACGTAGATGGAGTGGTTTCGACGATAACTGGATACAATGAGGTTTATAGGGGCACGTACGGGGCATGGGCTAACCTTTTCCTCGCTTACAGTAACCCACACACCCATTACTTTTCAAATATCCAGCGCTGGACTATCCCTGATTACGCTACTGGTAAGACTAAGATCGAGGAGCTCATGGTTCCCTACTATGGCGACTCTATGGTGTTGGAATTTAACATTGCCAGCAATGGTGAAACTCTGACGATTCCCGCGAGAAACGTCGGCACTTATAACGCTGTGGTCGATTGGGGTGACGGTTCAACCTCAACCGTTACTACTTACAACGATGCTGATTTGGTGCACGTTTATACAACGGCAGGTGTTTACGAGGTTCAAATATCCGGCGTTTTCCCAGCTATCCATTTCAATAATGTTGGTGATAAGCTGAAGTTGCTGCGAATTCTGAGCTGGGGAGATTGTTCTTATGACATCAATCAACAGAACGCCTTTAGAGGCTGTACGAACCTGACTAAGTTACTTGTGCATCCAGATCATTTTGGATTCTTCAATAGCACTTTGACTTCAGCTTCTAACATGTTCATCTTAACGGCTTTGGATGGAATACCCGAAGGGATTACTCTAGGTAGCCTTACAAGCGCGGGGGCAATGTTTTCATACTGTAATCTCGGCGCGCTGCCGGAGTCATTAACGCTTGCATCGCTGACATACGGCGTTCAAATGTTTAAGTTAGCGGGTATCACTTCAATTGGTTCTTCGTTGTCATTCCCTGCACTGACAAACGGCGTTCAGATATTCAACGGCAACACGATCAATACAGCAGACTATTCCGCGATGTTGGTTCGTATGGAAGCCGCTAATCAGAACGGCTCAGTGACGTTTGAGGGTGGCCTGTCTACATATAACACGGCAGGTGGGGTAGCAAGAGCCGCACTTATTACAGATCATGGATGGACAATCACCGATGGAGGTGCAGCATGACAGTAAAAATATATCAAATACGGGGCAATCATATAGCCCCTGATGTTGAGCAAGAAGTAGGCCAAGTAACAAGCTATCGAGCTTCTATTGACGAGCCTATTACGCTGATCCACGATACCCACGTACAGATGCTACAGGAGAAGGTCTCAGAGCTAATGGGCGTAACACTAAACAGAGATCAATTTATGGCTTCTCTGGGACTTACGGATGAGAGGACTAGCGAATGATTAACGTAGTTATAGCCCTTTCTGACACTGCCAGAGCTGTGCTTGCAGCAGTACAAGCTGACCCTGAATTACGGCCTGAACTGAACACTGTTGCCGACACGATTACTAAATCAGACGGTAGTGGCGGTTTATTCACTGAGATGTGTAAAGACTACCTCAGTCTAGATACTGGGGTCACTTACAAAGCATTTAGTTACTACACCGACGAAGCAGGCTTAGATTTAACCGATCAGCTACTAGCAGGCGAGTTCGCAGGTGAAGCTGTAATAGGTGGCGCTTGGTATCTTGATGGTAGACAAGTAGGCACTGAATGGGAAATAGACGAAGAGGGTGACTTAACAGGTAATACAACAGGGACTCCCCGTCACCCAGTTCAACCATTACTCATAGCGTTCATGCCTGATGTTTGGGATAACACTGACCCTGAAAACCCAGTGCAAGTAGCTGCCACAGAGCTTGCACAAATCCACAAGATTAGTGGCCAAAAAGACAGGAGATTCACATGAGGTACATAGCTACATTCTTATTAGTGGCTTTGGCTTTCACAGTAAACGCTGCTCCTTTTGCTACACAGACGGAAGTCTTCGCTAAGCCAAGCTATTTGATTATGACTGGCAACGGGACAATCACTGATGCTCAAGATGCTAAGCTGAAACAGTTACACAAGGAGGACTCTTTGTTTGGTTTCAACCCGACTTTAGAGCACTGCTTTTATAACATGGCAGGAGAGGCCACCAACCACGGCAAATGCAGGTCAGCGTTCTTCAACAACGTCAACGAGTACTTGCCGGATACGTTCGCAAATCATATTCAAAACACGCTCATTAGTAATTTCAATAACCATACTCCTGTAGGTACTCGACTGAGGAAACCAGAAGATGTCATTGAACATATTGAGTATTACAACAGTGATTTCCAAGTAGCCGATGTGTGTGGTCATCACACATCCGTAGCCTGTACAGTAAAGATCAGTGAGACAGAATACCTTGTCGCACTACCTATGACTGATAAAAACCGAGGTAATCAATTTCTCACTCACGAGCTAGAGTGGCATGTCTATCGTGACGCTTATCACCCTTGAGGATTGCATTTTGAAGAAATGGTATTACACAGTTATGAAGAAAGTCTACGAAGCCTCGGCCAGTAGACACGCACGCTTATTGAGAGCTCACGGTCTCTTAGCGAATGAATTTGAAACGAAACTTAAGAAGGTTACCTAATGACATCTATCAGTATCAACCCTGCAGCCGAAGAACCAGAAGCTCCTATCGAAGAGCTTGACATAGAAACTCCTACCGAAGAGCTCGACACAGTAACGCCTATAGACGGCCTTGACTTGCCTCCCGAAGAGACTGAGGAGGAAGTAACCGAAGAGTTTGAGGCGTTCGATGTAGAGGCTTATGAAGCTCTTGAAGAGATCACACCTTTTGTAGTCAGCACTCCTGCCAACTGGACTCTGACTCAACGCAAAGGCGGCGGTGTGGAAGCAACTTGTGGCAACTCTGGTGAGACTTTTGTGGGCCGTCTTTCGGACTTCAACAAGCGCTTGAGGGCCTAGTATGAATAAGACAGTTGCAACACCCTGTGATGAATATCTACATTATGCTCCTATATGGGAGAAGAACAAAGCAATGTGTGAAGGTGAACGCGCTGTCAAAATCTTAGACAAGACTCTTGATTCAACATCCTTCAGCAACATCTTGCTACCTTTCTCACCTGTTATGACGCAGCAGCAGTACGACTTCTACAAGTCCGAGGCAGAACTCCCTGCTATTGTTGCTCAGTTCTCAAGGATGCTAGTGGGTGGTCTTCTTAGGAAGCCCCCTACTCTAGATGTACCAGAAGCGTACCCCTCGGAGGCTGCTGACTGGCTCAGGAACAGCTTTGGAAAGGACGGTGCGCCGCTTGTATCGTTTCTTGATGAGGCTTTATGGGAGGAACTCAGGACGTCGAGAGCTTGGGTCTGGTTAAGTCACCCTTCTCACAACATCGAAGAAGATACTCCAGATAACATCTTTCCGTTCCCAGAGTTATGGACAGCTGAGGAGGTGATCAACTGGCGTGTGAAGGATGAAGACGGTCAGACGGTACTCTCACAGGTGATCGTTAAGAAGTCTATGGAGACTCCTGATCCCGACAGTCCTTTTCACCCTAAGGTCGTCCCTATCGTTTACGTGCATGAATTAGATAGTACTGGTGCCTACCAGATACGTGAGTTCATTTCAGATGGCAAAGACTGGAATCTCAAGGACACCCACGTCGACATCACCATGCAAGGGAAGCGACTTAAATTCATCCCAGCGTGGCCACTTAACGGTAGTATTGATGTGTGTGCTCCGCTGTTGACACCGTTGGTCGATAAGGAAGTCTCTCTCTACAATAAGATGAGCCGGAGAAATCACCTCCTATATGGTGCATCAACGTACACGCCTTACATTGCCTCCGATATGTCTGAAGACGACTTTCAGAAGGTTGTAGGCAGTGGATTAGGCTCTTGGCTTAAGCTCGCTAAGGGCGATACTATTGGCGTCATGGAGACACCTACAGATGCTTTGAAAGACATGGAGACAGCTATTGCTAATGCCATGATCGAGATGGCTAAGTTAGGTATCCGCATGTTATCACCTGAGACAGCCCAAAGTGGGATTGCTTTAGAGATACGTAATGCGGCTCAGACAGCTCAGCTAGGAACTCTCAATACCAAGATAAGTCTAGTGATGCGACAAGTGTTAGGTGTGATGTTGTACTGGAAGTACGGTATAACTATCAATCTGGACGACATCAAGTTTGACCTTTCTGAAGACTTTAACCCTGTGCCTCTAGGTTCAGAGTGGATACGTCTTGCTACAGAATGGTACGAGAATAAGCTACTACCTCGAAGCGTATGGCTGGCACTTCTTAAGGCTAATGACCTTGTGCCGCCAGAGTACGACGACGATGATGCTTTAAAAGAAATAACTGAGGACTCTTTCAACGAAGAGGTTGACGATGATGTCAGCCTTGACGATGAATCTCAACAGGAGTAATTAGATGGACAACGCTAATACTGTTCTACATGATAAGATTGTAGATAGAGCAGCAGTTGTCAGGTTGTATGAGCGCCGATTACATGGTCAAGTAGATGATGTGTTCGGTAATCATAAAGAACGGTTGGACAAGCTGGTCAGGGATTCGTCTCGGGCCAGCTTAAAAACGCAACTTGACAAAGAATTCTTAAAAGTTTCGCAAGAAGCTTATCGTGCAAGCCGTAATAGTTTGCGTTCATTTGCCAGTGACCAAGCTTCCTTTGCGTATCAGAACATTGAAGCTGTAATGGGGCGTGTTTGGAAGACAAAGTCACGACGTATATCGGAAGACATGGTGCTCAGTAATAAGTTACTAGGTAACAAGACTTTAGAAGCTGGCTGGAAAGGGTTGACCTTAGGGGAGCGTAAGAAGGTAGACCAGCTGATCAGGAAGGGAATCTCTGAAGGTCTTTCAATGCCTGAGATTGCCAAGAACATCCGTAAGGGAAATATCCATAAGATAACCCGAAATCAGTCAAGGGCTCTGACCACTACAGCTCTCACCTCTGTGTACGCGCAAGCCGACCATGCCGTCTATCAGGCCAACGAAAAAGCGCTCGAAGGGTGGCAGTACGTGGCCGTTCTCGACAGCGCTACGACTCCAATTTGCAGTCACCGCGATGGCTCAATTTATGAGATAGGTGACACTCAGTATCTACCTCCAGCCCACTATAGGTGTAGATCGATAACCACACCAGTGTTCAAGTCATGGGACTCACTGCAGAAACTAGAGGGTGTTGCCCAAGTACGTCAGCGTAACTTAAAAGGCTTGACCAAGAAGCAGCGAGGATACTACGATGGCTTGACGCCATTACGTGTCCCTTATGATGTGTGGCTGCGACGACAGACATCAGCAGTTCAACTGCGGCATCTAGGCTCTCAAGAACGCTTGGAATTGTTCAGAACGAAGCAACTTACTGTTGATAAGTTCACTAATCCTGAAGGTAAGTCTGTAGGATTACGTACTTTGCGTAAGCTGACATCATCTGAGTATGTTCCCGTCGGTGGAACAGTCCGGTTTGCTACTGCTAAGAACAAGCTAGATGCTCTAAGACTGGGTATCTCAAGACCTGAAGATCTTTATGACGATCAGATGTTGTTGAACAATCTCGCTACCTACTATAAGCTACAATCCACTGAACTCGACGGTTTACTGAGCTTGACAAACTATAGAGGCGTATTAGTAGGCAATAAGAGGCGCACGAAGGCTGCTGTACTGAACAGACCGCCAACTGATGACAAGATGGTCTTCAACCCTGTGACAGGGCGCTACGATGACCCTCGCAGATATCAGCCTATGCCTCTTGTGCACACTAATGCGCTCAAACGTGTAGAAGCCTCTGAGTCACTCAGTGCAGCTGATAAAGGCGTTATACACGCACTAGATAAGAAGCTCGAAGACACTATGAGTATCAATGAGCGTGCCGTCGTTGTTGACAACCTCCGTATACTCTTCACGCGTTACCGCAAGAACGGTGAGGTGTGGCAGAACTTTAAGGCTGTTTCAGTGAGCCAGATGAAGTTTGATGTGATGAACATCTCTGATTCTCTTGAGACTGCTTTGAGAGCTGATAGCGGCCTCCTGAAGCGTCTGTCACAAGATAATTATCTAGATCCTGTGTTAGGCGCTGTACAGTTGCAGGAGTTGCACGACAATTTCATAAGCAACATCAAAGCCAAGAACACTTGGGAGGACAAGACAGCTCCTAAGATTGCTAGAGAGTTGCGTAACGTGTTCGATTACCGTATACCTCTTAAGCTACATTCAAGGATGACTAATCAAGACCTTGAACAGTTCTACTTGAGGTTCGCTCACAGACTCTCCATGGCTGACATGCCTGATAGGGATCAGTTTGCTGTTGCCCTCGGAAGAGACCTTCATGAGATGGCCAACTATAATGGGGATCGCCTCTCTTGGTACAAAGCAGGGATGCGAGTCCTTGAAGCTGAAAATGTTGAGAAGTTCTTTAAAGTAGAGACCTTCGGGACTCAGAAACGTCGAATGAAGAGTCGTATGAGCAATCAATATTTTGGTGCTTACTACGATACTACTTCATGGAACATCAGAGTGACAGACCCAAGGGTTCAGCGTTATGCTAAGCTCACGAGAGCTGTAGAGGTAGGTCTGAGAGTCGGTGTAACAACGCCTGGGAATCGTCTGAAGTTCAAGACAGGATACAAGACATACTTTGTGAATGACGGCTTGAAGGGCGACTATGATACTCGTATACCTATAACCTCAACTAGTGCTTTCAGTGACTTCCCTGAAGACCTCGTAGATCGTGATCTTGTGGACGCACTCAACTGGGCTTCTAAGGCCGAGTACAAGGTTGATGAAGACTTCTACGACTTCGTGGACAAGCTAATGCACTTTAAGGATGACCGAGGTAGGGCTTCTTTCTACGATGATTTGAACGGTTACCGTAAGTATCTCACCTCCAGGGGCGATGCCTACGAGCGTTTTAAAGCTATGGAGTGGCTCAGGAAGAAAGATGCTGCGTTCTCTAATCAGCCTTTCATCGATCACCGTGCTAGAGTCTATGACAGAGGCTTAATAGGACCACAGTCAGGTGAGACCTTCAGACCCTTCTTGAATACTGCTAAGTCACAGAATTTCAGTGCTGCTGAGTTCTTAAATTTGCAGGATCAAGTAGGTGCTTTCTTAGGTGGCTTGACTGACTTCTTTGAAGGTCGGTTTGACTCACTCACCATCACAGGAAGGCAGAAGATTGCTAACAAGTGGCGTCCCGAACTAATTGCGATAGGTCGTAAAATGCGTCGTGGGAAGCCTAGTGACATTCGTGCTATACTGGAGTCACCTATCGTAGCTCAGGTAGACCCCGAGGAACTAGGAAAGTTCTTTAGATTTGCTATTGAGTTGACCAAGATAGATGACCATTTAGAAGGCCTGTACACTAAGCGATCTTTAGAGACCCTCTCTAATTACAAGATATCACTGGCATTGGAGCAGGATGCATCTTCTTCTGGTGCTCAGATTATCGCTCTGACGACTAAGAACAAGCAACTAGCTGAGCTTAGCAATGTTGTGCCAACTACCCAGAAGAGGCGACTCTACGATGAGGTTGCAAGGGAGACCTTCAATGACCCTCGTTTTAGACAACTTAATGAGAAACTTGGATTGACAGAGCGTGATCTTCGAAAGGCTAGTAAGGCGCAGAACATGGTGTCCTTCTATGGTGCGGGTGAGCGTACCGGTATCCTGAATGTCGAAGCCAAGCTGGGTAAAATACTTGGTCGAGAAGAAGGTACACTGGTTGTCAGAGCAGCTGAGCGTGATGAGGTCTTAAATGAGATTTCAGCCCAAGCAGCTAAGATAGCTCGTTTTGACAAGGAAGGTGAAGCGCTTCTAAGAGCCCTCAGAAAAGACGTCAGGGACACCTTTAACAAAGGCACTAGTCCAGGCCTTGACATGATGGAAGACTTATGGTTTCTCACACCTGAGACAAAAGGTTTGCTAGAGCGCATGTCCAAGAGTTACAACCGTGTGATAACCCCTGATGACTTCCGTCAGATAGCCAAGATAATGAGCGAGCATTTGAGCATACAAGTACCTATTCTTAAAGACTTTACTAAGTATTTTGGAAGGTTGGCTGAAGACTTCTTGAAGAATGCTAAACCATCTGATAGTGCATTCGGTTGGAAGAGCATCTTTAAGTTATCCTTCTATGGTGAGGCAGGTAAAGGTCAAAAGATCCCTGACAGTGTAGCTAGCCTATTTGGTATAGAGAAAGGCACATTGATAACTGAAGAGTTCATGAAGCGTTACAGCCCCTACGGAAAGGATAGCAGCCTTTATGACATGCTCTTAGGTGCTCGACCGCCTGAAGCTCGAAGGACTGGTGTGAAGTTCTTGCGTTATAAGTTGTTAGGACAGACCTTGTCTGATGGGATCGAATTTATGACTGCCAATAAGCTGCCTAAGCGCTGGACTAATGTGCCCTGGGTGAACTTTGACGGAAAGGTAATTGAGCAGAACTTCACACAGAGCTTTGAAGAGAAATTGTCATATATAGACAAGAATGGCAACCGTGTGAATAATATCTTGCAAATACCTCAGAAGTCTCAGGCCACTTGGTGGGAGCAGTTTATAAATGACTCAGGTAATATCAATGATGTAGCCGATGCCACCAAAGCTAGGACAGCCTACGGTGTAAACGGCAACCACTCAAATGATGCCGTCATCGTTAAGCGTTTCCATTTATGGGGTAAGTCAGCAGATGTCCAAACATCAACAATTCACGATGCTTTCTTCGCTAATGCAGCAGAAATGTTGAATGCTCGTCAGGCACTTCGTCAGATCTATTCTAACTTGGTAGATCGTAATGTTATTAAGCAGACCCTAGATGAGATGCTTGCAAGAGGTCTTCCTAGACATCTCTACGACCAATACTTGAATGAAGCGATTGACATCGGGCTAATACCTGTTGTTGGCCGCTCTAGAGTAGGAGGGCGTCTGCTTAAAGACACAGATGTGCTAGGAGCTGAGGAGATACTGAAAGAGCTCAAAAGTGACTTCAGTTCAGACCTCGGTTGGTACGGTGTTGGCTAGCTCTAGCCCGTTGAATTAACCCAGGACGTTTTTAAAATTTTAGCTAGTTTTTGAAACATTGAGACTTCTACGGAGGTCTCTAAATCCTCTTTCTATTAATCTAGGGTTGAGTTGTACTTGATCCTTCAATAAGTCGTACTTAAGGTAAATAAAGATGCCAGATCCAGTAACACCACCTGTAACTCCCCCCGTGACACCTCCTGTAACCCCACCGGTGACACCTCCTGTAACCCCACCAGCAACACCACCCACAGTAGACCTCAGCACTCCTGAGTTAAAGGCTGCGGTACAAACGGCTGTTGCAGAAGAGCTTAAAGACATCAAGACTAAACTCGACGGTGCATATGCTGAGCGCGATACTTTGTTGACCACGGTCGCAGAGCTAAAAGCCACCATGACACAGAACGAGATTGATTCGCTAAAGGCAGAGGGTAAGGAAAAGGAAGCTCTGGAATTACAGAACACTACTTTGAGAGCAGAGCTAGAAGCATTAGCGTCTGAGAACACTAAGTTGTCTAGAGACGGTCAGATCGCCAATGAATTAGGTGTAATGACTTTTCGCAATGCTAAGGCTAAAGGTTTAGCCAAGCGTGAAATTGCAGACAGCCTAGTTAAGGATGACCAAGGTGTATGGCGGAGTAAGGCAGGTGACTCTTTGAGCACTGTTGTCAAGACATATTTCGAGCAGGAAGACAATAAGTTCTTGCTAAAACCAAAATCGTCAAGTGGGCCGGACTTAAAACCACCTACTGGCGGAGAACCCGAACCCAAAGGGAAACTCAGTGATAAGTCACAGTCGGAAGTCATTAAGATGGCCGAAGAAGGTAAACTTGTCCGGAGCCGACCTAAAAATCGTTAAGGATTAAGACATGACAGTTCAATCAAACCTAGCAGGCGCTTCTAACTACGTCTTGCAAGAGGCCATTGGTGCTTACTCAGATGAGGCTTACACAACTGCACGTAAGTTATCTGGTACTGCTATTGTAGGTGGAAACGACCAGATCGACCCAAGCACTGAAACATTTGTTGGCCAGATTCGCTGGCGCAAACCTTTAAACCCGACTATCAACGTGGCATCACTTACTGATTCCGCTGCTGGTACAAAAAGTTCCACTTCTCGCGACTACTTGCGTTACATTAAAACTGTACGTACTCACGGTGCTGAGAAAGTGAACATGCAACAAGTAGTAACCCAAGAAGACGGTCTGCAGAAGATCGGTCAAGACTTTGGTGAAACTCAAGCAAATGACGAACACAACGCTATTCTTTCTGTATTGAAAGGTGTAGCTATCTCTGAAGCCTTAGCTGGCTGTGCTGCTGCAAGTGGCGCGACTGGTCTTGGTGGTCAGAGTTTTGACAATGACCCTACTGACGGTAAGTATGGCTTCTATGTCGATCTAGGCGCTAGCAAAATCATTACTGATGCTGCTGCTGCTAATATTGGTGCACAACGTGCAAGCGGCTTGTTACAAGCTCTTGGAATGGCTTATAAAGACTACGAGCCTGAGTACGTTTATTGCATCACTTCGCCTGAAGTTATGGCTTCATTCCGTGCTGCTAACTTAGTGGACGACACCAAGGTTGTTGATGGTAACATCTCATTCGACACCATGTTCCAAGGCAAGTTCCGTCTAATCCAGACGCGTGCTTCTCAAGGCTTCACCTCTGCTCAGTTGACAAAACTGAATACAGGCGTGGGCGTGGATATTGTCGGTACTAAGACTACTTTCTTAGTGCAGCCAGGCGCTCTAGCAATGGAGAACCTTTCTGTTCCTGATGATGTAGAAATCGAGCGCGATGCTTCTGCCTATAAAGGTGGTGGTACTACAGCTGTTTGGTATCGTTGGGGCTACGTACTTGCACCTGCTGGTTACGACTGGATGGGTGGACAAGAAGCTTTCCCTTCTGATGCTGAATATCAGTATGCTGTTGAAGGTTCAACTCCTAAGTTGCTAACTAGTGTTGGTTCAGGCACGCTAGCTTCAACTACAGGTTCTTGGGGTCGTAAGAGTGCCTCAGCATTATCACTAGGCATTTTGCCTGTATTCCATAGCTAAATAGGAGAGACGCTGATGGCTTTAGAAGAAGGGGTTAACAGTTATGTTAGTCTCGCAGACGCTGACGGCTATATGGCAGACAGGGCAAACTCCCAAGCATGGGTCGATGCCTCTGACGCTGATAAGGAGCAATCCTTAGTGACGGCCTCCCGTACGCTCAACGCAATGAGTTGGGAAGGTATAACTGTCAGTGTCTCTCAGACTTTAGCATTTCCTCGTAGTGGTCAGTATTTCGATCCGCTACATGGTCAATTTATTCAGTTTGTTGAAGATGAAATCCCGAGTCGTGTCAAGGAGGCGGTGGTCGAAATGGCCTACCACTTTCTTGTGAACACAGATGTGTTAGACGAAGGCTCTTCCATCGATGATATTAAAGTAGGTCCTATTGAGCTCAAAGGCCTGAGCAAAGTAAGCTCCACCCCACCTACTGTCTACCGGTTAGTAGCCCCTTTTCGAAAGAATGGTGGTGCTGCACTATGGTGGAGGGTTAACTAGTGGGACTAACAGCTACTATTGATAAGGGCTTGGAAACGGCTTTCAAAGCATTGGGCGACCTCGTCACGGAAGGTACATTAAAGAAGAAGCAGTCCTCGGGCTTCGACTTTGGGAGTAGTGTACCTGATCTGGCGACGGAAGTCCCTCTTGTTATTGAGGTGATTGAAATTGAGAGCGGCAAGAAGACTAAGGTCAACGAAAAGTCGCTGTTGATTAAACGTAAAGAGGTTGGTGACCTGTCAGTGTATGACATACTTGAGTACCAGGGCAATTCATACACTTTCTCCGTGGAGTACGGGGTCAACTCTTTCGTGACACTCATCAAAGCCTTCAAGGGGGTTGCATTATGACTAAGTATGCTGACATCGTTTCAGACGTCTTTTCAGTCTTTGCAATGACCGCTTGGGCAGACTTAAATATCGCTACAATACCGGACAATGTGCCTCGTCCTGCTGACATTGCTGAATACGTTCACGTATCAGTGATACCTTCAGGAGGTGGTATCAACATTGGCTCGGGAAGTGGAATACTAAGTGCAGATATATACACGCCTAGGGGCCAAGGGCCTCTTCGTGCAGCCTTGATAGCTGACTTTTTAGACGGTTTCCTAGTAGGGAACTCTTTGACATCCGGTGAAGGAACCTCACAGTTTCTTGGCAGTAGTTTCGCCACTAGCGGAATTGATAAAGAGAACCCCGACTTGTACAAATCTGTCTACTCAATTACCTTTAAACATTTTGTTAGGAGTTAGAAATGACACATATCTCTTCAATTGGTGCTGGCCTGTTTTCCGATCTATCGATTGCAATGCCTATCACCGACCCGAGCAGTGCAGCTATTGCTGCGCTAGACACAGCCACTGAGTTTGATGACTACTTTGCTGCTGAAATCGCCTCTATTGGCGGTACAAAAGATGACACTACAAAGACATTTGTGCGTGTAAAAGACGTTCGAGAGTTTCCTTCAATGGGTACACCTCCGAATATCGTTAACGTACCTGTGTACGGTAGTAAGACATCCCAACAGATTCAGGGACAGGCTGATGCACCTTCTATGGAGCTAACGTTGAACTACGTTGCTGCTGAATGGGCTGACGGTTCTCTTCTTGGTGACGCTGTGGGTGATGGCGTGCAGTACATCATGCGCTTTGCTCTTTTGAACTCTGAGCCTGCTTCCTACTTGGCTACTGCCGGTGGAATGGGTTCTGTACAGAACAGCTACTACTACTGGATCGGTAAGCTCGAAGCAATTCAGGTTTCACCAAACTTGACAGATGCTAACCAAGCAACCATCACTCTGACAATGCAGTCTTCGTTCTTCGGACCGTACACCGTATAGTCAAAATAGGGGGCGCTCATGTGTCCCCTTCATTTATAAGGATCATTAAACCATGTCTGAATCACCCACTAAATACCCTTTTAGTATTGGCTATGTTCTTAGAACTACTGCCAAGCACATGCGAAAGGCTATCGATATCAGCATCCGAAAAACATTCGATCGAACTGTAGAATTCAAAGATCAGCCTGAGAAGGCTAAAGAAGTATTTGATGCATTACAAGTTCTACATACAATGAGGAAGAATCTAGATGAGTTCCAATCCGCCAATCAACATCTCTTCAAAGGAGAATAGCACGATGTCAGGTTTTGAAAAACTGGTAAACAAGAAAATCCAAAAGACAACCAAATTTATGGGTGAAGATGTAACTATCTTCAAGCTGTCTATTAAACAGGCCCAAGAAATCCAGGCTGCCGCTAAGCGTTCTGGCCTTGATGGCACTAATGCTGAAGAGAATGAGAACACCGAAGATGCCTTCGCTGTACTTCGTCTAGTTATCAACTTAGGTGCAGAAGGTGCTTCTGAGCTTTCTAACGAAGACTTCGAGAGCTTCCCTATGGAAGAAGTGACTAGTCTCTCAAATGCAATCATGGAGTTCTCAGGTCTCTCAGCTGGAGCCGCAGTTGAGGGAAACTAACTGAAGAGGAGCTACTCACTTTTGAGCTAGCTCTAAACTTAAGGATGCCCGTATACAAGATGCGGGATGAGATGCCTTTTGATGAGTTTAAGATGTGGATGCGGTATTTTCGTGAACGGCCTCTAGGCTGGCGTGAGGATGACCGCACTCATAAGCTCATGAGAACATTCGGCAGTGAGGCTAAGGGAGAGGAAATCTTTCCTTCACTAAGGATGATGCAAGAGAACATCCCTAAAATGAAGCCTGGACAGATAGACGTAGCTAACTTGAAGCAATCTACGATGTTCAGCAAGATGCTTGGTGCCAAAGGAGGCGACGATGTCGATTTCTCGTGAAGGTTAAGTATCGCAAATTGGCGATGAAAGAGTTGAAGGCTGACCTTCGTAAAGAAGCTGAGGCAAAGACTCTTTTAAAGCGCCATGAAGCACTTGCTAAGTTGAAGCTAGCTACTCCAGTGGATACAGGTGAAGCTCGTGATGGATGGAAGATCAATGGCACGTCTTTAGAGAATGCTGTTGAACATATTGAGGCTTTGAACGACGGAAGCTCACCTCAAGCTGAGAAGAAGTTCGTAGAAAGGACTCTGCTCGGTATTGCAGGCGTTGAGCCTGACGGAATCATTGTGGTTCCAAAGAAAATTTAAAACACCCGCCCCATAAAAGGTTTATTCCTTCTGTGGGGCATTTTAATAGGAGGTCTTATGACAGGCGTAGTAATTGACGTAACTGCTAAAACCTCGAAGGCCGAACGCGATTTAGGCAGAATAGATGATTCTGTTAAAAATATCGAGAGGACGACTTCTAATGCCGCTAAAACAGTTAACGGTCTGGTCAAAGCCTTCGCAGGTTTTGCAGCAACAGCGGGTATCTTCACAGCAGTTTCAAAGATATCTTCGGATTTCGCTGAGATGGAAAACAAGATTGCCGTTGTAACCGGACGAACACGTGAACTGAATGAAGTTCAGAAAGAGTCCCTCGCAATATCAATACGTACCAAAACCGCGCTAACAGGCGTGATAAACACTTATGGGGTGCTAGGTCGCTCTCTATATGGGCAGAATATTGCCCAAAGAAAAATACTCAAGGTAACTGAGGCCATTCAGAAGTCTATAACCTTGTCAGGAGCGGCTTCGGAGTCTGCCAACTCAGCTATTGTGCAGATGGGTCAAGGCCTCTCTAGTGGTCAGCTACGTGGTCAAGAATTGCTGGCAGTTTTAGAGCAGCTGCCTAGAGTAGCAAGAGCTATATCCGATGGTATGGGTGTGGCTTACGGTTCTTTGAAAGATCTGGCTGAAGAAGGCAAGCTGACGACTCTCACAGTCTTCAATGCTCTTCGCTCACAAGCTGGTAAGATTGGTGAAGAGTTTGCCAATGTAGTTCCTACCTTGCGTCAGAACAATGCCGTACTTCTCGACAGCACCAAGCTCATGCTGTTCTCTTTTGACAAAGGCTTGAACTTAAGTGTCGCCCTGTCAAGAGGCGTGGCGAAGATTGCTGATAAAATGCGTGAAGCTTCCGAGTCTGCTTTCGACTTCGGTATAGACATGAATATCAGTCTGCAGCGTTTTAACCAGACATTTATAGGGATCCTCAAGCCTCTAGGCTCTATCTTGCTAACGCTTGGTAAACAGTTCTTAGCAGTAATCCCTCGTGGCTACCTTACAAGGACTCTTAAAGGAGACCTTAGAGGCGCTATAAGAAGTCTTGATGACTTCTTCGGTGGTTGGTACAGCAGATGGCGGCGTTTCAAATTCATAGACGTGATCGCTATAGAGAGTGATGTTGAGATAGCTGTAAGAAACTTAAAGAGGCTCTCACCGAGGTATTGGGCAGCTTCTGGCTTTGACGTCCAGACCATCCAGAAAGTTTTCAGTACTAAGAACTTACGGCAGTATGCTGCAGGTCTCAGAGATCTAGCAAAAGCCGTAGTAGCTAACAGCGGTTCTATTGCCAGCTTCCTGATATCCACCGATGTGGTATTGTACACCTTCGCTCAGAAGAGCGCTAGGTACTTCGGATTAATCGGTGACGGCCTTATAGGTTTCGTGCCAGGTCAACTGTTTACACTCGGCGAAAGTTTGATCGAACTCTTGAGAGGTATCTCAGGAACGTCTAGAAAGTTCTACGAAGCCGGTGGGTTGCTGCTTGACACACTTGCACCTGGACTGTTTCAGGTATTCAGTGCAATGCGCGACGCCTTCATGACATTGCCCTTGGCCTTTAATATGGCTAGTAGCGCTCTTGGCATCTTCGCAGAGATAGTGCGAGATGCATTAGGGCAATTGAAAGTCTTCTTAGACCCTTTATGGACAACAGCTTTTGCTGTCGAAGGTGCCGTGGCAGTTATCGGTACAGCTCTTTCTAAACCTTTTAAAGTGAGTTTGTTTGAAAAAGTTATAGGCGCTTTCACAGGCAAGAAATCAGCCTTGGAACAGATCTCTGACTTTATTTCTACCTTTGTCACAAAGATTGAGCGCTCCTTCTTCTGGCTATATGACAAAGTGGTAGGCAACTCATGGTGGCCTGACCTTATAAACGGTGTTATTGATTTCAGCAAGAAACTCCTAGTTGACACTGTAGCTATTTTCGCGACCTTCAAGACTCTAGTCAGTTCAACATTCATCGCACTGTTGGATGTGCTGACAGACATACACCCTACTCTTGGCGTTGTAGTTGTTGCCTTTGCAACCCTCTCACTTGTGGCTTCCTCCGTGTATGTCTCGTTCGTAGCGATAGGTTATGTCATCTCTAATTTCGTTGCACAGCTCAGTCTAGCGGTTTTGGCAGGTGCCACAATAACGCCTGTGCTGTTGAGTATCGCTCAAAATCTTGTGATACTCTCAGGTGCGTTTGCTACAGCACTGTTGGTGGATAGTCTGACAGTTGCTTTGAAAGGTATTCAGAAGTTCGCTGAAGGCGCTGAGAAAGCTTTCTTCTGGCTTTACGACAAAGTGATAGGGAATTCTTGGTGGACAGACCTCGTAGACAGTGTGGTCAACGGCTCCAGTACGTTGTGGGCCAAGTCGAAAGCAGGTCTGCTCAAGTTCAGGAGAGGTGCTGAACAAGTTTTCAAAAGTCTGTATGAACAAGGTGCTGGCGCTCTGAATGGCTCAGCCTTCACTTTACAGAACCCTTTTGAGAGTTCAAAGTTTAGTATCTCCAACTTGATAGATGCCACGGAGCTTGGTGATGTTGTTTCAGAAGCTTTTGTAAAGGCTAGTGTAACACTTAAAACGTTGCTAGCTGCAACTGTCGTGGCTAATGTAGGGCAGTTCACAAAACTGTTCCAAGCTAAGTCTATACCACAAGCCTTTGGCAAAGTGCTCTTGCACACTCTTTTAGGGGTAGCATCACAGTTTATTGAAAGACTCACAGGTAAGGAAATTGAAGGAAGTCTAGGTTCAATAATCGGTGAAGCCCTAGGCCTTTTAGCAGGTGCTATCCTTAGAAGCCTACCCGATCTTGCTAAGGGGTTTGCAGCTGCTGCTTCTAGCTTCACACGCTCCTTCTTAGAGAGCATTCCTGTAATAGGTACAGCCATAGCAGGGATATTCGCTATAGGTGACGCTACTGGTACGTCAGGCGCTCTAGGGCTGTTGGGCGCTTACTTCTTTGGGCCTTCTGTGCTCAACCTGTTGAAACACCTAGGGGTGTTTCCTGGATACATTGAGGAGATACAGACCCTTGCAGGAAAGGTAGCCTCTTCGTTTGGCAAGAAAGGCGTGATAGGTTCAGTGCTATTCGGCAAAGGTGCCACCCTCCAGATCATCGCTGCGTTAGGTTCCGTTCTTGCATATCTAGGTGTGTTTGATGGAGTACTAGAGAAGGGTTCTTTCTTTGAGTTCGCTGTAAAGGGCGGTTTGATGTACTTTGCGCTGTTTGGCGCTGGGGGCATTCCACGTATAATTAGTGGGATAAAGAAGGTAGGCTCCGTTTTCGTAAGCTTGTTCGCAAAGCTTGCACCTGGTATCGCAAGCTCAAAGACCTTTGATAAGATTTTCAGCCTTGAGGGCTTCTCTAAAGCGAGTTTGTTTAAAGGCCTGGGAGATCTTGTAAAAGCCTTCTCTACTGACATGAACCAACAGCTTGATCACGCGATCGATACAGGCGTCAAGAGTTTTGCTAAGTTCTACAAATACGTCAGGAATCTGGCTATTGGTGCTAGCACTAGTATGGAGGTCGGCTTCGCTAAATCTGCGGCAGGCTTCCAGAGAGCTTTTAGCGGCGACTTCTTCTCAACTAAATTTGCAGCTATTTCAACGGCTGTCACAAAGCTGTATGGAGATATACTCGCTGCATCCTTTGCCTTTCAATATAAGTTAGACCAGAAGGGTGGTATACAAGGCGTTCTCAAGAAGTTCTTGTTCTCTAAGTATGGTAAGTTCGCTGTGCTTGGTGCGGTGCTATTCTTGTTTAGTAGTATCGTGAGAGCAGGTGAAGACACTGCCGATCAGTTAGGTGAAGTAGGTGTCCTAGATAGCTTCTTCAGTTCGTTTGAAAAGAACTTCAATAGTAATCCTGTTGGCACAGTTCTAGAAACCATCACGGTAGGCTGGCTAGCTCTCCTGTTTATCTCGAAAGACACTGCCTTCAAGGTGGCCGGTCATGCAGGCAGTCTTTTAGCTGCTTTTGGTAGTTACGCAGTAGGTGTGTCTCGAACAGTCTTACTCGCTATGTCACCTTTGAGAAGCTTATTACCAGGGCTTCTCGGCGCAGCTATTGGGGGAACTCTCGGTTCCCAGTTAGGTGGCGAGTTTGGTGCTGCCTTCGGCACTATCGCAGGTGTTGTTGCAGCGTCTTCCTTTGGAAAGGCATTCCTTGCAAGCCTCTTAGGTGTTGTCAGGAAGATTGCTGTACGAGTTGCCGCAGCTGTTGGTATCGCTCTTTCAGCTGTCGTTAGCGTCCCAGCTCTACTTATTGCGGCGCTAGTCGGAGTGGTCACTGTAGGCGCAGGCCTTCTGTACACTTTCCTGTTTGGTGAGAAAGGTACGTTCTTAGAAAGCGTCAAGAAGCAGTTAGAAGCTGCTAAGAAGCTTATATTCTTTTGGAAGAAAGAGCTTCAGACTGACGAGAGTACAGGCCTCTCTAAAGAGCTGGCAGAGTTTGCTAAACAAGAGTTCAAGATAACTTGGTACATCCCTGAGATAGATATGGACAGGGCTGGCAAGAGAGTCACTAACAAGATCAAGCGGCGGCTTGAGCAACTGGAGGATAGGATCGGTGAAGCCGCTGATCAGAAGGCCAACTCAGGACGCGTCGAGGCCAGCCTGCGTAAAGAGATAGAGACTCTGAAAAGAGGGATGGAGTCAACACTTGATGCGGCTAGATCACGTCAAGCCTTTTCTACGGGTGAGTTCAAGGCCTCAATGGATGACCTGTTCAAGAGAAGTTCGTCTATCGGTGGAGAGATCGGTCAGGGCTTTGTAGATGCTTTGATTGCAGAGAGACGCTTTACGACTCTATTGAACCCCTCTGCGACGAGAGGCGAACGTAAGAAAGCCCGAGATGCTCTAAGCGAAGGGCGTCATGTGTTTGGTGCCAATGTTAAACCCATCGGTTTTGATAAACTGACAGCTGCTGTATCTGAGTTTGAGTCGTTGGAACTTGATATCGGTTCCACCTTTCAGAAAGAGTTGTCCAGGGGTTTGATAGGCTACTACCGCAACGCAAAGGATTTCGATAAGTTAGTCAACACTCCGGGGCAGTTGCCACAAGATCCTTTCGAAATAGAAGACGCTTTAGAGAAAGTGTATCGCTATGAGAAGGTCATACGGGATGCTATGTCAGGTGGTTCTGCCTTTGCCAAGAGAGCAGCTCAGATAGAGGCTTTTGATTCACGTATCGCGGGTCTTGAAGCTAACTTGAGTAAGCTAGACTTGACCTTGAATACGCGAGATTTTGCGCTAAGGCCTGGTGACCTAGGTGTCCTAGAGGGTTACGGTGAAAGAGCCTCGAAGCTTGCCGATGAAGATATCGGCACTACCGGTGAGGCTAATAACAATCTGGCGAATAGAAAGCTGCTAGGTCGTGAATTTAATGAGTTTGTGCAGAGCCTCGCGTACAATGATGCAAGTGCCTATAATAAGGTATTCCATGAGCGTATGGCTAAACTTCTGCCAGTGTTCTCTGAAACAACCACAGCAGGTTTCTCTAAATCTTTCAAAGCCAAATTGCTGAAAGACCTGGAAGAACTGGAAGGTTTCAAGAAGTCTTTTAATGAAGAGGGTAATGAATCTTTCAAGACCACTACAGGTAGCACAGGTATACTCAGCTTCTTATCCAATAAGGGGCAGGCCGAGCTGGATCTTGTTCCAGAGATAGAGAACAAGCGAAAAGCCCTAGACGACTACGTCAAGAAAGCCGCCAAGATAGTTGAGGAGTCAGTCAATTCTCACTTCTCAGCAGACCCTTTGAAAGAGCTCGCGGACACTGTAGGGCTCTCTTTCGACACACTGGTGGGTAATGTAGGGCTTGGAGAGGCCAAGAAGCAGATTCTCTCTGTGTCAGGTGCATTGACACGCTTGTCAGGAGCTATGTACACAAATGAGCCATCATTTATCGAGGACGCTCTAGAAGATTTGCGACTGGCTAAGCTAGCCACTACAAAAGTCAACTACACAGCTGAGACGCTCGCCTCTACACTGTCTGAAATAGGTATCTCAGATACGAGTCTGTTCGACGAGGCTGAATTGACCAAGCTACTGGCCGCCTCAAAGGGCCTTAGTAGCATCTCGCATGAAATGGCTGCACTAGGCAAGAATGCAGACTTTGCAGAGGTCTCTAAGATACTCAAGAGGCAGGCAGCATTCCAAAGAACCTTGTCGGAAGCTGCCTTGAAAGGCCTCCATTCGACGCCTACTAAGATATTGGAAAGTCTCAGTGCTGCAGGTATTGATGAAGCCCTGTACCAGTACATGGATGATGGCGTGGTTGCAGGTCTTCTCGCTGCACGTCAAGAGGCCGAGGGTATCAGACTTGCGCTTCAAGACGAAAACAACGTCAAGAACATCTCCCAGTTAGTAGCAGATCTCGCTGAAGTGGAATCGACATTTACTTCGTTATCGGCAAGGCGCTCTAAAGTGGAGGCCAATAGAAAGTCCTCGGTAAGTGCGCAGAATGTGGACTCGTTGTCTAATCGCGAATTATTGGGCTCGATAGTCGAGGCTTACCCTGCACTGGAAAGTCTCCAGAAGAACCTCCATAAGCTCTCGAGGCCTGAGCTGATAAGTATGTTCAATAGAGCTACTAATTGGGCTGCAAAGATGGAGACCGCCGATCTTGATGGTGTCTCAGCAGCGCCTGTAGTCTCTTTCATAGAGCAGATAAAAGTGCTTCAGAAACAGCTTAGCAAAGGGCCAGCGCCTGTTGTCAAGAACTTACAGGGCCGTCTGTCGCTGCATGATATAGGCTTTGAGTCGGAGACTTCAGACTTGTTTACCGAGGTGAATAGCGCGTACTTAGAAAGTCTCGTCACTAAGGCTGACAATGCGCGAATAGCAGTGGAGCAAGCAGCTGGCGGACCTCTCGCGAGAAGCGCACGCTTCACCTACAATGAAATACTTCGACAAATAGCTGAACATATTGAGACGGCTAGTCGAGATCCTGCTGAGAAAGCGAGAGCTGCTGCTGAGACATTTGCAGATTCAGTGAGCTCCAGCGTAAATGAAGGGTTTAGAAGTCTTCTAGATGGTTCAGGTGATGTTAAAGACTTGATCACAGGCGTTGTGGATGCATTTACATCCTCGGTGCTAGACACCTTTGTGGATGCGCTCTTAGACCCTATAACAGGTGAGGACGGTTGGCTTACAGGTCAGCTAAAAGGCCTGGGTCAAAAGTTCTGGGGAAGTGTGTCAGGATGGTTAAGAGGTGGCTCTGAAGGCGGTAGTGCAGTGCCCGGTAGTGAAACAGGTATAGACCCTTGCTTGAAAGGTTCAGCGACTGTTGTTGCAAAGTTGGGAGAAAACTCAGCTAAGCAAGGTGGTTTCTTTGGGGTGTTAGGCGGTATCTTCCAGTCAGGAATGGCAATACTCTCAGGCTCCTTCTCGAACTTGTTCAAAGGTCTTTATAGTATCTTCACAGCAGGCGGCGGTGATGGGCCTAGCTTATTAGGGCTGGCTGTGAGCATTGGCAAGTCAGTGGTAGGTGCGCTAGGTGGTCTGGGTAACAGCGCTCCTGACACCTCAGCTGGGTCTAGCTACGTGGACTACAGTACGTATGCAGCTACAGGAGGGCTTCTCAGAGGACCAGGCACTGGGACCTCAGATAGCATCAATGCGAAGCTGTCCACAGGCGAGTTTATTGTCAACGCAGCACAAACCGCTAAGCATAAAGATTTACTGTTTGCGATAAATAGTAACAGGATAGATGGTTATGCTACTGGTGGTATGGTCGGTGCTTCAGTCAGCTCTACGACCTCGCTTATCAAGCCCAGCCCAGCGATGGCTAGCGGAAGGGGTGATTCGACCTTCCACATCAGCATAACAGGCGATATTTCGCGTCAAACACGTAGCGAAATCTATAAGATGCTGCCTCAGATTGCAAAAGGTGTCAACCGAAACAATCACGAAGCAGGTAGATAATATGGAGGGCTGTAATGGCCCTCCTCACTTTAAGGAGTAAGTACATGTACGGTGTATTAGAAATAGCAACAGCTGCCTCAGCTTTCACAGAGGACGATTTGATATGTGTGTTTGCAGCACCTCTGCAAGTGATCTCTCATAAAACTAATTCAGCCTCAGACACGGTAGCCCTACGTCGGCTCCACAGTGTAGGCACAGCACAGCGGTGGGAAATTGAAACAGACGTCTTCATGAACAGGGCTGCTCACAAGTTCTTCATCAATTTAATAACAAAGGACATCGGTGCATTGGTCTTCATAAGGATGCCTCAGCCCATTATAGAGGCAGCTGATGCCTTTGGGGTAGGCGTGCCCTCTAAAGGTTTAGTAGTCTCAAAGGGTTCAGCAGCAGTCAACGGTGTGCATCTACCAGGGGCTGTGAATATAGCCCTCGCAATCGACAGCGGTGCGTGTCTAGTGGAAGGCGGCTTCATAAGATTCGCAAACAGCCCTAAGGTCTACATGGTTATCGGCATGTCCGATGAGACTCTTAACCAGTCGGTAGAGATACACCCACCCTTAGTCGGCCCTTTGACTGATACTGAGGCGGTGTCGCTAGGTGAGGATGTTGTTATGTCTGCCTACTATGACGCAGATACCGTCATAGGGATGCGTTACTCAGATGGGATACTTGCTGACCCTGGTACTGTAAAATTCGTGGAGGCCTTATGAGAAAGCTCTCAGCGACTCTTCAAGAGTTGATGTCAAGAAACGTTACCTCAGGGTTCTTCCTGGTTAAGTTAGGCCCTAACAAAGAAGGTACAGCCTTCAGGTATACTTCACTACCTTATGATTTCACTTACGATGGTGAGGTGTATTACAGCAATAATGGCCTGAGCTCACTTGACCCTCCCCGATTGTCAGATATTCTCGACAAGGAAGCCTATAGGATAACAATCGTAGATCCTCAGTATGCCTTGAAGCCCTTTATTGAGGGTGGCGGCAACACTTCACACTTCACTGGCTCACCTCTGAAAGTAGTAGGAGGTCTAGTGAATGTTTCAGGTGTCACTGAGTTTGCGACAGACCCTGGTGGTGTTTATCCTGAGTTTATGACGCTGTACCAAGGTAGACTTGACGAGGCAGCTTACAGCATAACACTTGATGAAGAGGTTGTGCTTAACTTGTCGGGCTCTTCACCGGTAGGTTCTCTAGACATCTCAAGGACATTGTTGACCTCGAAGACGTACTTGCAAGATAAGTACCCTGGCGACACCTCCTTTGATCAAGTTTACGAAGGCTCCGAGAGTTTGAAACTCTTATGGGGCAAGAAGGTATAATTATGAGTTTTGGAGTAGTTTCATTTGTATTATCAGCAGCTTCGGCTATATATCAGTATTCGGAAGGTAGGAAAGCCGCTAAAGCCGCTAAGAAAGCGGCTGACGAGCGGAAAGGTTTTGAGATTGCAGTAGAGGGGGAGATTGACAGCTACAAGGTTGTATATGGTAGGGGCAGGATAGCAGGCGCTCGCGTCTTCCATAAAGTTGCTAGCGACTACCAGTATGCAAGTCCAGGAGCCGCCACAGCCTTTCTGAGTAGCGGGGGTGAATACCCTCTAGACAATTACAGTCTAGGAGAACCCGTAACAGGTGTCAAGGTTACTCTGTTTGACACGGGCAGTGGGCTTCTCGCAGAGCCTCCTATCGGCGAAGCGTGGACTTCCAGTAACACTGTGACGCACGAGGAGGCTTTCACAGCACGAACTTTGTCGAGGGTGGACAACGCCGCTAACCTCGCTGTAACAATTGATGCTGGATTAGCAGCTTACTTTCTTCCAGACGCGACAGTCGCCTTCACTCATAATCCCATGGATGCCCCTTCAGGGGTTATCGGCAGGACTCTGCAGCTAGCTCTTTATGAAGGAAACGCTGTGTCTTACAGCTACAAAGTGCTTTCCTACGACAACATAACAGGTTTGTTAATGGTAGAGACCCCTTATGTCACAGGGGGTGTCACAAACCCGTCGGCAGACGCTCTCAGCGCTTCAGCTACAGGTAGTCGCAGGGAATACTTAATAGTAGGTCAGGCAGTGTGCTATGAAGGCATCTCAGGTGCTTACTTCGCGGAAGTTGATGATAAAGACTATCGTGATAGCAGTTATAAGGATTCTATTAGAATACACTTCTACAAAGATGGAGGTCAGTCAGATGCCTTACTAACAGTTAATGATACTTCCCAGTCAACTTCGTTGTACCCTGAGATGGCTCACGCTTCTATGGTCTTTAAACTGAACCGTGATGAGCCGCAGTTCTCAGGTGTGCCTAACGTAGCCTTCTATCTTGAAGGTATGAAGATTCGTAATACTATCACTGAGGCAGGCGGTGTCTACACCCTAGAAAACACACTAAGTTACTCTAACAACTCAGCGATGGTTCTACTGGACTACCTACTGAATGGCACGTACGGGTTAGGTTTGAGTATCTCTGAAGTGGATCTTGAGACGTTCAGCAAGGCTGCAGCTATATGTGGCAAGCTAATGTTAGTTAATGGTTCAACCACGCTACCCGTAGACGGCCACTTCTGGCGTGAACGTATAGGTCGTGATGGTGGTGTACGCTCTATAAGTCGCTTTGAGGCCAACTTCATTGTTGACACTAAGAACGACGTGCGTGAGAATGTTAAGAAGCTAGTAGACACAATGACCAATGCTAAACTTGTATGGTCAGATGGTGTATATAAGCTGAACCTCATGTATCCAGTAGAGTATCTAGATGCTGACAGTTATCTCACCGGTGAGGTTGTCCAGGCTTTCTACGAAGGTAAGCTAGACCTTTTTCGAGCGATGTCAAATACCACAGGTACGGCCCCTTCAGTTGGTACTATCGGCTCTGTTTGGGAACGCGGTGGCCGTGGCCTGGTAGCTGCTTATCTCACTGATGATGATCTAATCCTTGATGGAGATATTGCTGTTAAATGGCCTGACCTGAAAGATAGGTTCAACCATTGCTCAGTCAAGTTCCTGAACGAATCTAAGGACTTCAAGGAAGACGTAGCTAGATGGCCTCGCAAGCATCCAGAGGATGTTTCTGACGTGGTTTATGAGACATATCTAGAGGAAGACAACGGTCTCCTTCTCGAGTCTGAATACTTTAAAGATGGTGTGACAAACTACCATCAAGCTCTCAGTTTTGCTGAAGAGACTGTTCGACGCTCCAGAGAAGCCATTCAGACATCCTTTACGTTGTCTCGTGAGTTTCTATACCTAGAGCCAGGTGATGTTGTGCAACTCGACAGCACAGTCCTAAACACTTCAGGTGAACTTCTGCTCCTGAGCGGTACTAAAATCAATGACAATAACAACCTTGAGTTAGAAGGCGAGCGTTTTGACTGCAGGCATTTTGCATGGAATGCACCTGATAATGAGATTGTCGAGGGTTACAACCACTACCTAGACGAGAACATCACACAAGCCAGCAATCTCCAGTATATACCTCTTGCAACTGGTGACGCTACTCTTCTCAAAGCAGGAACATTAACGTGGACAGCTGCTGAAGGGCGTGGCACGGTTATGTATGAAGTGAGAGCATTAGCGAAGCCTCTCTTCGCAGTGCTGCCAGGAGACCCTTGGATAGTTCTAGGGCAGACTGCAGGGACTTCTTTCGACATACCTGTAATGACTGAAGGGCTTTACACATTAACAGTTGTTGCGAGGTCATCGGAAGGCTTTTCAGCACCCGAGTACAACACTCAGACAGGCTCCAGTTGGCCTCTACTGCAGATTAATATGCTTCTAGACCCTCTAGTGGAGTATCGCGAGACTGTCAAGATCTATAAGTGTAGCGTAACAGACATTGCGGGTGTAGTGCCTACGGGTGGCTCGATGGACTTCCTAGGTCTGACTCTGGCACCGCCTGCAGGTTACTACTTGACTGCTGCCGCTGCTGTTGCCAACTCGGGTGATCTTGAGAACCCAGGTGATGTTTATTCGTCCCAGGCCTTTATTAGGGGAACTCGTGTAGAAACAACTGTAGCAGTGACAAGCTGGTCACCTCTTGTCCTAGACAATCCTGAGAACAGCTTCAAGGACTTAGTGGTTTTTGCAAGAGCTGACAGTGTGCCTTCCACACCTTCAGGAGGCTCTTACACCTTCCCTGAAGGGCCTTTGTCACCACCTTCTGGCTGGTTTGTAGACCCTCCGGCTACAGGTGGTAGTCTGCTTTACATAAGCAAGGCAGGTGCTATTGGCAAGGGTCAGTACGGCCTCAACGTCAATACTCTAGTGTGGAGTGCGCCTGCTGTGTACTCTTCTGACGGCATTGATGGAACTTCAGGTGTAACAATAACTGAAGGCAACTCTAACCATACCTTCTTTGCAGATGAAACTGGGGCGGCTGACGCTTCTGAGTTCTCTAACGACTTTACAGTGTATAGAGGTACAGACGTACTGACTTACGATGACACAGTGCCGTACAGTGCCGACAGCTATCGCTACGGTGTTGTGAACTCTAGCAACGTCACGCCAATTATTGATGCAGGTGGTCAAATCACCATATCTTCAGGCTCAGCTCTGATGAGTGGCAGTACTTCAACCGGTTACATAACTGTAGAAGTGATTGACAACACGACAGGCTTGACATTAGGTGACTACTACATAAGTCTCACAAAAGTCTCATCTGGACTCAGCGGTGTAGCAGGTGTCAGAGGGAGTGGTAAATTCACTTTTGAAGAAGATGCTAGTGCCTACATAACTGCCGCCAATGCTACTGCTTACACAGGTACTATCGACACCTCTGCTGCTCAGGGTGTAGCAGCCCAAGTAATAGCTGAGAGTGCTGATGGTTATATAAGGCCGAATGATTTAGTAACAGTCGCAGATGCTTCAGCTGAGTTGGCAGGTACACGTGTTTACACAGGTGCAGCTACAAATAGCTCTCTGACGGTCTCTAGTGCTAACTTCAGTTCGCTTGTTGTGGAGGTCATCGACGGTTCCCTAGTCGTGAACGGTACTCTTTCAGCGGATGCTCTTGCGGCTGATACAGTGCTCACTAATGCTTTAAAAGTTCAGAGCAATTTGACGCTTGGTACTAACGGTGGTGTGGGTGTCATAAGGACACCTCTGAAGACTAGCATGGCAGATACAGATCATGGTTTCTACTTAGAAGCCAGTAACGTACCTGGAGACGTCTATACTCGTCTACACCTAGGAGATGCAGGAGGTTATTTGCAGTTCGACTCTGACACAGGTATTGTCAAGATGAAGGGTTTGCAAGTGGTAGATGCTGCGGACAACATCATTATGGCCTCTGGCTCTGGCATGGACTGGGATGCTATCGTTGATGGTGGTGGTACACGTCCGGCTGACAATGCAACTGTTGGGGCTGACTGGGATACTAATGTTCTCAACAAACCGTCAGGCTTGACTACAACCTACTATCAAGCTGCAGCGCCAGGTTCTCCTTCTCTAGGTGACTTCTGGATTGATACTGATGACGATAAGTATTACAGATACAGCGGCAGTGTGTGGGAACTAGTGCAGGATACTGACATTCAGCAAGCGTTGAGTGACGCGGCGACAGCCCAAGGGACCGCTGACAGCAAGGTTCTCACATTTGCTCAGGCGAGCCAACCTACAGGATCTTTAGGGGATATATGGATAGACACTGACGATGGCAATAAGCTATACCGTTATAATGGTTCTTCATGGGTTGCCGTAGATGATGGGCGTATCGCCACAGCTCTGTCTGATGCAAGCAATGCACAGTCGACCGCAGACGGCAAGATACAGTCCTTCTATCAGACAGCTGAACCTTCAGCTGGAATGTCTTCAGGAGATATCTGGATAGACACTGATGCAGGCAACAAACAGTACCGTTATGATGGCAGCTCTTGGGTAGACATCCAAGATAGCTCTATAACAGCGGCCCAGGCTGATGCAACGCAAGCTATCTTAGATGCTGCAACAGCTGAAGGCGTAGCTGATGGAAAGGCCACAACCTTTGTACAAGCCACAGCGCCCACAGCTGAGGGTGTCGGTGATTTATGGATGGACACTGATGACAGCAACAAGCTATACCGTTGGGATGGAGCCTCTTGGATTGCCTACTCACAGGACTACGCTGACTGGACCAAGATTGTCAACATTCCGTCTAACATCATAGAGACGTACTACCAAGCTTCAGCGCCAGGGTCGGCTAACACAGGCGACTTCTGGATAGACTCAGATGATGATAAGACGTACCGTTATAATGGTTCGGCGTGGGTGCTGTCACAGGATAGTGACGTGGCTGCTGCTATTTCAGCTGCTGCAGGTGCTCAGGCTACTGCCGATGGGCGGGTGTCTACTTTTGTTCAGAACAGCGCCCCTACGGCAAATGCTACAGGTGATCTGTGGCTGGATGCTGACGACAACTACAACACGTATCGTTGGAGCGGTTCCGCTTGGGTGGATATCAACGGGGATGTTGTTGGCAGTAACAACAAGATAACTGCCGCCAATATTAGCACTTACATGAGCAGCCTAGCGGTAGATACTTTATATCTCGCTAGCCAGGCCGTAACTATTCCAAGTTCCGCCTATTCTTCAGGGTCAGTGGGGTTCTCTACCACCACAACATGGGTGGTTGCCCAAACTATTACATACACTAGCACTGGGGCACCTGCGAACGTAGTGGCCAGTATCATCGTACGTAACCCCACAGGCTCGTTTGAGTTATTCGGTCTGCGTATACGTCGCGGTACCACCACTCTATGGGAAACTACGGGGCAAGGTATGAGGGTGCATTCGGGCGAAGAAGTAGCTGTTACCGCCGCCATAGGCGATATCCCCAGCAGTGGCTCTACCACGTACACCATAGAAATTATCGGGGAGTCAGGCTTTTCCACCATGTACGCGGATAGACGCAGCTTAACTGTTACGGAGATGAAGAAATGAAGTCGTACGTTGTTAGAGATGTAAAAGGAGAAATACTACGCACGGGGGTCTGCTCAGAGGGAGATATTAGTCTCCAAGCGAGCCCAGGGCAAACGGTAGAGGTCTCAGTTGCTCCAGTCTGCGACTCTACTCACTACCACAATGGCACAGCGTACGAGGATCGGCCGTCTTTCGATCTTCAACCTACGTCATTGACGACTGTCGTAGATCAGGCAATAACCATCGCCAACATTCCTGTAGGCACCCTTGTCTCGCAGGACGGCAATGCAGTCACGGTCGATGATGGCTCACTTGATTTCGAATCAGATGTCACTGGCACTTTCACTTTGACGTTCGAAAACTTCCCATATAAACCTGCCACAATAGAGGTGACAGTAAATGACGCAACTTAAAAATGTAGGGTCATCCGAGCTTAAAAGGAAGCAAGGCAAGACGAAAGGCTTCGTGTATCAGGGAAAGGATATCCCTTTGCACGCTGAGGATGCTCTGGCGCTATTACAGGTCAGAGCCGCCTTTGAGTTTGGTGAAACAGCCACAGTGATAGCTTTTAGCAATGGTGTAAACCTGCCTATGGCTGCACCGAATTTTTCCGCCTTTGCTGCACAATTTGTAGCGGCCCGTAATGCTTTCTACAAAGGGCTATGAGATGAAGAAGCTTAGCGAGATTCGTAGTGACAAGCCTTCGATGACCTTCCTCTTAGGTGATGCTCCTTTGGACAACAGGGTGGCAGTGCTTGAGAAGTTTGGAAGGTATACTGACGAAAGTCCTTACGAAGAAGAGCTCCATGGCGGTCTGTACACTCGTGAGCGTTCTTATAAAGCACGTACGATCACCGCAGGTGCCCTTCACAAAACAGACCATGTATGCGTCCTTCTTCAAGGGGAGTTAGTGATATGGACAAACGACGGTAAGATGGAGCAAGTTAAAGCACCTCATGTGTTTAGGTCGAAGAAGGGTATAAGGCGACTGGTGTTCTTCCTGGAAGATTCTGTGTGGCTGAATGTACACAGGATGCAGGAGGACGCTAAGCTGGCTGATATAGAGGATCTTCTCTTAATAAAATCCGAGCAAGAGTACTTGGAATTCAAGAGGGAAATGCTGATTGAGTCAGCTGAGGTCGTGAAAGTCTTAGCCTAGAAAATCGCGGGAACGCCACACCACCTGCTCAGAGGCGTTGGTGGTGGGTATTCGAGGGGGTGGTCTACCCAGTAGCCATGGGGCAGTTTTGCGTCCCGCAGTGGGGCTCTGGAGTTTGACTATTTGATATCGCGAAAAACCCCACCGAGAGCCATTGAGTCCTCGTAAATTGGGAAAGGGCTGAAGTCAAAGATTTGCCGCTGAGCTGACTGTTAAGCGAGCACTATTGTCACCTGACTAGACCCGTTAAATTAATGACCTCCGCCGCCCCCCTATATTACCCTAAAGAGACTCAGTCGGGTTGTGGAAATCCCTCGTAGGGGGAGGGGGTATTAGGGGAAACCCCTCCCATCTAAACTGTCATAAATCTTGAGGCCGTTATGGACGCACAACACTTATTAATTACGGTCATCCGACCAACACTAGAAATGCTAGGGCGCTGGACTGAAGCCTCAGAGAAACTAGTCTTATACACAGCATGCCAGGAATCGCACTTAGAGTACCTGCGACAGTTAGGCATGGAAGGAATCGGCAGAGGCAGTTCAATGGCCTTAGGTTTGTTTCAAATGGAGAAAGCCACCCATGATGATATTTGGGTGAACTACTTGAGACACAGACCAGGTATTGCAACTGCTGTACGCCAGTTTGAGCTAGAAGGGCTTTACGACGACGACAATTATCTTGAACTCGCCGGAAACCTCTACTACGCTGCAGCTATGTGCCGTGTCCACTACTTACGTGTCCCTGAGGCGCTACCTAGAGCAGACGACCTGAGAGGTCTTGCGAACTATTGGAAGCGCTACTATAACACAAGTGCTGGTCATGGAACCCCTCAACAATTCATTGACAATGCACACAGATACGGAGGTGCATAAGGAACAAAAATGTTAGATATTTTGAAGCCAGAATTCATGGTGACAATCTTAGTAGCACTAGCAACTTCAGGGACATTTATAGCAGCATTGAAATTTGTCGAAAAGATCTACATGCGTCTGACGCAGAAGGTGAGCCTCGATAAAGAACTCTCGTTGATATCTAAAGCGTACGTGATGATGCAGGACGTAGTAGCGACGACAACCTGTTCACGTGTAATCCTATTTGCAGGCCACAACTCTGGAGGTGTTCCAAGGCTCGGTTCACCTTTCTACACCACGGCAATACACTCTGTGTATGGAGAGGGTGTTCTAGCGCAAACGGATTACAAGGAGCTCTCTGTGGATGCTCACTACATAAGCATGCTGAATGATACCATTCGTGACGGTCGTTCAGACCTTATTGTGGGCAACCTTCAGGACAGTCACTTGAAAGACTATTATGCTATGGAAGGTGTTACAGAGTCTGTGATATTTTACTTGACGATGAAGGATAATTGCCTGTACTATATATCTTTCGCCACAATGAATGAAGAGGGCTTTTCATCTATTGAGAAGACCAAGTTGGAACTAAAAGCAGCGAGTATTGCTCGTTGTCTAATCAAAAGTTATGGAGGTTACCGTGTTTAATACTGTAAAAACCTTTTTAGGTTTTAAAAAGATGAACAAGGCTATTGCGAAGCGGCTCCCTAAAGACTCCGTGTTGAAGCGAGGGAAGTCACTAGAGCCAGCCGACAGGGAGCGTGTGCTTCGAGAAGAACGTCTCACTAAGCGAGTCGCAGCTCTTCTGGCTGTCGTTGTGAGCTTAGCGGCTGCTGCGGGTTTGGATTTGCCATTGGATGCTGGGACTATTGGCCTCCTAGCAAGTGTGGTTGTTGGCGGTCTGGGAGTGCGATGGGAATACAACAGTTTGAGGACTTGCCATGAGGCTGGCTTCTCTGATACTGATACTTAGCTTGCAAGGCTGTGCCCATACCTCCTGTGGGTTCATCATGGTTGCAGATGAAGATGAGGAGAAACCGCTAGAAGTGTGCGCTGGCAAAGGTTGGTGTACTGTTGCTGGCATTAAATGTGAAATTGAAAAAGAGATTTAAAATATGAGTGTTATTAAGAAGATTGCAGCAACATTGACAGGGGCTGTTAGAGATGCACGTGACTTTTTTAGAGAAGCCTTCGATAAGAGCGAGGCCTTCTTCACGGAAGCTGCGGATGTGCTGGATACACATGGACCTCTGATTGTAGAGATGTCGTTGACAGCCGCCACGCGTCTTGAGCGGTTAATTCCAGCTCACGGCTTTGGGAATGAGAAGGCGATCATGTTCGACACCTTCCTGAAGATGGTGCTTATACCTGGCTTGACAAAAGTTCAGGGTAAACAGCTGTCCGCTGAGACAGTCGCCTTTGTCGAGGCATACGCCAAGGAAAAGGTTGTTGAGTATGTCAAGGAGCGTAATGAGAGTGGTGACTGGAACGTTGCTGTTGAAGATCTAAAGGCCATTGAAGATGAGCTGAAAAGTATGGCCGAGTAAGGCTAGAAGCCCTGTCCTAACGGATGGGGCTTTATTACGCGGAAAAAGCGGTATCTTATATGAAAGAACACAATAAGGAGACTTTCATGAAAATTTACGTAGTACTTGTAACCCTTGGGTACGTCCTAGGGGCTTTGGCGGTCACGTACCTGCCTTTGAAACCTGTTATAGGCTTCTTAGCCTTTCTAATATTAATCATACTCACCACCTCAATCAAGGATATGCCAAATGATCAGTAACAACCTCAGAGTAAATATCGATATCTCACTAGAAGACTTCTTGGAGCGTTCAGGCGTTAGACATGCTATGCTCGTCTTGAGTGATGGCTCAACAGTGTACTACCACCCTGACAGTGAAGGCACTGCCTCTCCCTCAGTACTAGATGTTGCTAAGGAGCCTACATATGTGTTTGTGCCAAGAACGCCTCAACGCGCTCCAGGAGAAGTCCGCCGAAGCAGCCCTAAACGTTACGATTGGTCTGAGTTTGACTTCTCTGAGCTGCTCGCAATGGAGGCTGGGGACACCACGGTATACCCCTTAGAGGGTAACGAAGAAGATCGCATTGCCTTCCAGAAAGCAGTCTCTTGGCGTGTCCGTAAGGCCTTCGGAGCACACTCAGGGACTCATATGGATCGTGCGAGTGCGACTTTGACCGCCTACAGAAACGCGTAAATAAGGGTATCTTATATGAAGGACATCAGAGCCTTCGACAAACTTAACTTAATATAGAGAATCTAAACATGAAAATTTCAACTCAAGAAGAACTACGTGCACAATTTATTGAAGAACGCCTTGCAGCTTTTGTACCTACCAAGCTTGATATGGAAGGGACTCGTAAGGTTCGCATTGCAACCACTGCTGCTGTTGCAGGCTGGAACATCTTCAGAGCTGTCCGTGTCGTTGGAAGCGTTGCAGCTGCAACGACACCTGCAGGCGCTGCTCTAGCGCTCGGCCAGTTTGCAGTGACTCAGGTATGTTCTTCTTATGGCGGCTTTGTCATTGGTGAAGAGATCGGACTAGCCTTGAAGAACCGTCTTGCACGGCGTGAGGCTGTTCGTGAGGCTGTGATCGATGCTGATATCGCCTTCTTTATGCAGGAAGATGTTGAAGACAGCACAGCACAGCACCACGAGGTTTGGCCGGACAAGGCTGACTTGCAGGCAGTCCACAATGGATAAGCTCGCAGCACAGGAGTCTACAGAGCTAGCCGCTAAGTCAGGGCTAGTTATGTTACTCATTTTGTTTCTCAAGAGCCCCTCTTTTATGGGGCTTGTAATATTAACAGCTTCGGGTTTCATGAAACTTATCGTGAGCACCTTAGCAATCTTCACAGGAGCCTATCTATGGAAAGCACGGAAACATCGCCGTTTGTCACAATCGAAGCATTCTTCCCAAAAACCCCTGGGCAGCCTTTAGAAACTGGCAACAAGCATCCTATAAGTATGAAGCCGTATCGACGGGCCGTCAAGACTTTCAGAGTCGAAGACCTCGCAATCCTTCCGAATGAGTTCTTTATAGGTTCTTTCTTCAACCCAAAAAGGGGTCTTGCCCTTGTCAACACCAATATTAAAGAGGACAATGCGCCCTTCTTTATAGAGTACACCGCTGCTAAATTTGAGGAGTTGGTGTGCTTGATTAACAAGCGCGGTACCAAGACACCTGTAGTACTGTAGTACTGTAGTACAAGACCTAACTGTTGACCTTCGGGTTGGCGGTTAGGTCTTTCATTCTAACTTTTTTTTTTTTCGGAGACATATAGTGACAAGACTCGAAATGAATATAGTCCATCTAGGGCTGCTTACTTTAGCTTTTAAGGGCATTATGCGCCTGAGTTGGAGAGCCAGCGCTTTAGCTGTCTCAATCACATTTATGTTACAGAGAACCACCTCTAAGTAAAACGTGCTCCGTTTTCTTGGAGGTATCTCGTTGGTCGTAGCAGTGCCCAGATTCATGCGGGCACTCACAGCGGAGATCCCACTCCCACATACTCAAGAGAGAAACGCAAATGCGAAAGTACCTAAGTCAGTCGATATCAAACAGACTGTCACTAGAGATATCCTCTCAGAACCCAGTCAAAGTTCTGAAAGAGTATCCACCGGAAGCTTACCTAGATGTAGTTATAACGAATGTGTATCTAGCAACCCTTCCGCGATCAAAAAGAGCGAATTCCGAAACGTTATACTTTGCCGAAGTGATATGCTCACTAGGGAAAGCGATAATGGGGCGTCTCAAGATAAAGACTCCCTACATGTCAGGAAAGAACCCCGAAGGCCTTCAGTATTCGCTCGACTCAGGCCTAGCTTCGAAGATTGGGGCTTTTATTATGTACAGCTTCGAGGAGCTTGGTCTAGTACACTTAAGCATGGGGCAGGGTCTGAATTCGCATGCCACTTATATTCTGCAAGCCACTAACAGACCCGTGTTGCTGTCACTCTTCGAGACTGTTGAGATGACTAAGACTGAGAAGCTTCCCAAGCTTCGGCCTGAAGCGCCTTGGGTGACTCATCGACATCCAACAGGTGCGAAGATTGTGAAGACGCAGTCCTCTGAAGTGTTAGAGCAACTGACAGCGGAGGCTCATCCGTATCTTTTCAAGATGCTTAACAAGGCGCAGGAATGCGGCTGGCGTATTCACAAAGATGTATTAGAGCTGGAAGGTTGGGCTTTACGCAACAGAGCTGCAGCCTTTGATGATATATGGAAAGCGCCTTCAGAGCAGTCGAGCACAAGCAAGCACAGAGAGGCTACAACAATAATAGACATGGCTTCTCGTTACGCAGGTGAGACCTTCTATCATCTGTATTATGCTGACTTCCGTGGCAGGAAGTACACACATACAGCGTATCTCCATGAGCAATCATCCGATGTTGCTAGAGGTTTGCTCCTCAGGGCTGACAGTAAGGAGATTGGTGAAGAGGGCTATTATTGGCTGTTAATCAGCATAGCTTCCAACTGGGGCGGCCCCTCTGGTCGAGAGGACGGTTTGAAGACGGATAAGATCCCTCTGAAAGAGCGCTATGAGTGGGCACTCGACAATGAAGAACTGTTACTGTCATATGCAGAGTCTCCAAAGGTTCACCAAGGCTGGATGAAAGCTGACAAACCTTGGCAATTCATAGCTGCCTGTTTCGAACTCAGGAAGCTGCGTACGTGGCAGAGGGCGGTCTCTACTTTTGGGAGCGACCCCTTATCTTTCAAGAGTAGTCTAGAGGTCTACATCGATGGTAGCACAAATGGTAGTCAGCACTTAGCAGCCCTCACGCGTGATGAGATAGCGGCTCCTCACGTAAATCTAGTGCCTTCTGAGCTTCCTGGCGATCTATACGCGCTTGTGGCCACGGCTGTTTGGCGAGGTATTGATGAAGAGTATGCTGCTATGTCAGACGAGCGTATACGTGAATGTGAGAACCTTATCGAAGAGTTGTATGATCTGAAGGAGAAGGCTAGAGAGATCGGCCCTGGCAGTGTCAAGCATCAAGACATCATCGACATGGTTATAAGCTTGCGCCGTGAATCTGACACGTTGCTTAATGATTGCGGTATTGTCTTCTGGCATCATGTCAGAGATGCTAAGGCTAGAAGGAAGATTGTGAAGCGTAATACAATGACTGTGCCCTACGGTGGTACACCCTACGGTATGTCTCAGCAGCAAATCGATGATGCTTCTAAACATGGAATCCCCGAGATACTCTATGGTGAACACCGTTGGTTTGCTAGAATGGGCAGAGCAACCTTTGCAGCCTGTGGGATGGTCATGAAACGCTCTATGAAACTTCTGACTATCTTTGAGGAGGCTGGCAGAGCAGCCGAAAAACGGGGTGAATACCTGTCATGGAAAGTCCCTATAACAGGTTTCCCTGTAGTGCAACACTACACTGTGGGGACTGTTAGAAAGGTCTGGGTGTATTATGGACCTGCCACTGGTGAACGTCAAAGCACTGGTTATCACAAGAATGCCTTGCAGATCAACGTGTGTTTCACAGAGGTGGAACAACCAGCTACTAGGAAACAGGCACAAGGCGCAGCACCTAATATTATCCACAGTCTGGACGCAGCTCACCTCATGATGATTGTAGACGCATGTGATTTTCATGTGACCACAATCCATGATTCTTTTGGATGTCTCTTGGCAGATATGCCTGTGTTGTTCAAGAAGACCCGTGAGTGCTTTGTGGAATTGTATGAGGCAGACCCCCTGGAAGACCTCATGGAACAGATAGATGGCGCTATTGAAGACGTTGAGTTTGGAACCCTCGACCTCTCATTAATACTTGAATCAGAATACGCTTTCGCGTAGGAGCTAATATGAAGACTTATTTAAAATTTTCAGAAATAGATGTAGAAGCCGTGCGGGACGACATGTCTCTGAGGTTGATCGAGACCGACTTCCAGAATGAGGACGTGGTTCTTGATGACACTTTCGGTGGCAATATGCACGTTGTAGAAACTCTCAAAGATATCGCAGACACTCCTCTGACGTCTTCCCTTAATGAACTTGACACAAGCTCATTCGAGATTTGTGAGAAAGTAGCTGGGGATTATGTATTTGTGTTCATTGCCACTAATAATGGCGGAGGACCTTGCTGGTATATCCCTTACACGGTGCTTGAAGAGTTTCTGGGAGACTCTTTTGAAGCTTTCATGGATGACACGCCAACCGCCGAGGAGGTTTGTGATGGAGATAACTAGAAAAAGCCCCTTCTCAGGGAAGGTGAGGACAGTTGAGATACCTGTAACACAGGAACAGTTAGATGCCTGGAGCAGCGGGGAGCTGGCGCAGAATGCAATGCCACACTTGTCGCCTGAAGATCGCGAGTTCATCATGACAGGCATCGCAGCCGACGAATGGGATAGCTTATTTGACTGTAAAGATATAGAAGATGAGATGGAGGTAGATGATGATGCGTGCTAACTAGCGCTAGTAGTTGACAAGCTGTCGAGCTGTTCTTTAGGACAAACCCGTTGAATTAACCCTGTAGTGGGAATTTTTGAATAGATATTGGAATATTATATAATGGCAATTTTACGCAATGTAGAAATTTGGTACACAAAGCTTGACCCTGAACGTCCTGATACGCGCTTTAACAAGCTGAAGCCTCGTTGGAACATGCAGTTGCGAACTGATGATCCTGCTCAGAAAGATGAGTGGAAGGCTTTCAACCTCCAACCCAAGCTGATCATTGCCACTGAAGGCGAAGATGAAGGCCAACCTATCTTGAATGAACGTGGCAAGAAAGAATGGCGTGTGAATGTTGGGCGGAACTCCGTAAAAGCCGGTGGAGTCGCTTCTGACCCTGTTGAAGTTGTGGATGGACAGATGAACCCTATTGACCCTAAATCAATCGGTAATGGTTCACGTGGCAACATCCGTCTGTTTCAGTATGAATACGATGCTGATGGGGTTAAGAAAATTGCCTCTGTGCTCATGGCCGTGCAGCTCACTTACTTGAAGGTTTACGTGCCTACTGCTGATGAAGGCTTTGAAGAACTGGAAGAAGCCACTGTCAAGGTCATCCCCGAAGTCGAAGGCGGTCTTGAAGCTGCTGAGAAGCCTGCCCTAGCCCCTGTAACACCACCTGCTGACGAGCCACCGTGGGAACCTAGTAATGACAAGAAACCAGTCGTCCCTAGTATGTCAATCAAGACAGGTTTCGAAGAATGAGGCAGTTTCTATTTTATGATGAGGCTGGTCATAGCTTTGCCAGGATTGCTCCAGGCCACTTGCATCTGGTCAACTTTCCAGAGGGTGGTCGGGTGGTTGAAAAGGTTGACGGGAGCACTGTTCAAAGCATGCACACTGCAGAGGCGTTTGAGCTATTCTTAGAGAAGGCGGCGCGCGATCACGCTTGGAAGCCTCTCGGAACCCTCGAAGAATTTGTAGAACTCCCTGGAAGCGCAATTGCTCCAGACGCTATCAACCCTTCACACTATCAAGCCTATTTCAAGTCTGAGGACTTGGAGTTACAGTGGCTAGAGACAATGCAGCATTCAGGGCGTTACGCTAAGAAGCCTGAGGAGTTCAAGGCAGCTTTGGAGCTGCAAGTGCGCAAGTACCTCGACAGAAATGGAGGCAAAGACACTGAGCTTCAAGAGCTTCGTAAAGGCTTATGGTATCTCAAGTTTCTGGTTGCTTTCATTGAAAATGGCAACAAGCCTGTACGTGTCTGTGACATAAAATAGAGGACGACATATGTCGGAATATTACTTAGACATTGAAGCTGACGACCTGTTAAGGGCTGCCGAGCAGACATGGATCATAGGTGTCACCGACCTTGCAACAAAAGAGCGCCGCTGGTGGCTGTGTGAAGATCAAGGCTGGAGACCTGTTTTGCAAGCTGCTACTAAGATTGTTGGACACAATGTGTGTGGCTACGATATACCTTTGCTGAAGAAGTTGTATGACTTTGAATTGAGCGATGAGTGCAATGTTATCGATACATTGCTATTGTCTCAGATACAGGACTACAAGAGATTCGGCATGGGTGGCCACAGCTTAGAGGCCTGGGGTGAGTTCCTTGGATACCCTAAACTCCCTTCACCTGACTTCTCGAAGTTCAGTGAAGCCATGCTGGAATACTGGCATGTCGATATGGAGTTAGGTGAGCAGGTCTACTTGTACCTGCTGGAGGAGTTAAAGGTGTGCATACAGCACAATCCTTTGATCA